GCCGTTGATCTCGCGGATGTCGGCCCGCGTGTCCGCCAGGTCTTCCTTGATCCCATCTTGGGCGGCCTGAATCTTCGCCAGGTCGATCTTCACCTGCTGCACACTCTCCTGCGCGGTCCGCACGACCGCGACCTGGTCCATGATGTTTTTTAGGACGAGGCCACCGAAGAACTGCACGCCGACGAACGCGGCGGCGAGCATCCACCACAGGATCTTGTTCGCCTGCCCATCACCGTTCCCGTTGTTCGCCATGCGCCCTCCCAAGTTGCCTCAAGACTCCGCGCCATAGCACAGCCGTGGTCGCGAGCGACACAGCGCCGCACGCCATCCTGACGGCCACATCCGCCCAGTAGACCGGATTCCACGTTGTCACGATGTCGAAGTCGTGCGTCATGCCGCAGAGTGTGATAAACGCCGCGAACAGCGGGAAATAGGGCCGGAAGAATTGCCCGAGGATGCCCTGCCGGTAGAGGATGACGAGGGCGATCGGGATAAATTTGTACGAAAGCGATATCGCTGCGTCGGCTGCGACCCGTAGCGCGATGATGTCCGCGCGCCAGAGTAGGCACATGCCGTGCGGCGCGAATGCTTCATGCAACCTGCACCTTCTTTCGGGGGCGGAAGATGAACGACTCGAAGACCGCGATTCCGTGGAACAGCGCGAAGATTACCATGAGCGCCTGGTCCGCGAGGATGAACCGCCACGGCCGGATCACCATGTCCGCGTAGGATGACGAGACGATGCACGACCAGGCGGACCAACCAGACATCAGTAGCAACGCTTGCTGGTAGAGTGACATGGCGACTCCGATCGGAGACTTGAGGCCCCCGTGCGTCAGCGCGATGATCGCCAGTCCTGCGGCTAGGGTAAGACCGACGGCCGCTTCGTATGCGCCGCCGTGGAAGTCCACGATCGGGTGCCAGCGCCACGGTCCGCTGCTCCCCGCCGGTCGCCAGGCAGAACGCCTTCACGAGCATGTCGAGCGACGCACACCAGATGATCCACCCGAGCGATCCACGCGAGACGATCCGCTCGCTCATACGGCCTCCACGAAGTAGGTCTTCATCGTCACCAAGACGACCATAACCAGCACAGATTGGACCGCGCGCTTTAGACCGCCATTGGAGAGTGTGCCGCTCATCGCACGAGCCATTGAAGGAGCATCGCGCGCTGGACGATCGTTAGGAAGCCCATGACGAAATTCTACCCCGGTCCCGGGGGTAGGGGAACCCCTAAAGCATCAGACGTGTAAAGACCGACATCTTCGTCTGTTACCTGAGCTGAAACGATTCCGCCTTTCCGTTCGATCCGATCGACCCGGACCCGGTGCGTGACGCCGTCCTCGACGATTTCTAGGACGTCACACGGGTCGACTACCCCGTACGGCCTGGGGATATCGATCGCGGACTTCGTTCGTTCTTCCCATAGTATCCCGAGGGATTTGACCGCGACTTGTTTCGCTTCGTCGACGGAAAGAACGACCGGAATCCGTGCGGTTGCGATTTCGCTACCGACGACGAAATCCGCTCGTTCTTCCCGTTGCGTCTGGATTCGGTACTCGGCGTCCGGATCGGGACAGATTACTTCAACGGCTCGGGGGACTTCTTGATACCCCTGTATCGTCGAGACGTATCGCTCGAGGAGAGTCGCGCCGTCGAGAGAAGCTCCAAGATTTGCTTTGGGAGCAGGGGTTAAAGATGCTAGGGGAATCCCCGTATCTCTTTTGAGCGGGGTGTCCTGACGGGAACCAACAATGGCCCCAGTTTCGTACGAGAAGGAAACAGAACCGGCTCCCAGATTTATGACGTTGAAAGCAATTGCAAAAACATCAGTAGCAAGCCGGCCGGAGGGGTTTACCCCACCAAAAACCATTTCTAGAGATTTCATTCCAGGATTAGATATATCATAGTTATCGAAAAATCCGCTCGAACTACTCGCACGAATCTGTCCATTTGCTCTAAGCCGAAGAAGTTTGATCTCTTGAAAATAGACTTCGTCCGGATTAGATATAGACGGAACTAGAATGTTGATTCGGATTGTGTACGTTCCAGCGGGCCAATCGACAACCCCAAGTGGAATTGGATAGATATGAACACGCGTCTCAGTTTTATTCCCGTTAGTGTAAAAAGAACTGACCGTCCAAGACGATGACCCACTTCCGGATGGACCGTTTGACAACCGGAACTTCCCGTCGATTATGTCTCCGCCGATAGGGGGGGTTAAAGACCCAAACCCAGATTCAGGAGTAGACTCAAGATAGAAGGCAGCAGGTCCAATAAGAATTGTCGCTGGAACGCCCGGAATCGTGACCGGTGCTCCTCCCCGGTACGGAAACTTTAGTTTTCCCTCGGTCTCAACCCCATCGAAAAAGAATGCGTCCATCAACGGCTGGATCGCGTCGCGGCCGGTCATGATCGAATTGACGAGGTATCCGCGGACCGGCTCGGTTAAATTCGTTGCCTCGATTCCGAGCCCGACGAACTGAATCTCGATTCCAGGGCTGATCGTGAATCGAATATTCTTAGATGTTCCAGACACATTCTCGACAAGGATCATCATTCCAATAAAATCATCTGCCTCAGCATTAACCGGATTCTGCGTCCCGTCGACCCAAGCGACGGTTATGATATACGGAACATTTCCGTCTCCAGGAGGCGGTTGAATATGAGGAAGGTCTAAAAGTTCCGAGGAAAACTTTGCCTTAATTTCTGCCGTCGCCCTGTCGACCCGATAGAACACAACCCGACGAATCCGGACGTCAACTGTCTGGAACGAGAAGTTCGGAAACAATTTGATCTTGTAAATTCCCCCCGGCCAATATGAAGTGGCTGGTATCCCAAACGCCGTCGGAAAGTCCCCCCCGACGCGCCACCCTTGTTCATAGGAGTTCGCGGCGATGGCCCATGTGAATGACGTGGTTGATCCTGCAAACAGACTTCTACAGTGATCCGTCGCCCCCGGGAAGTCCGGATCATTGATCGTACTATATGGAGCTGGCTGGGCGGTATTCCGAACAAGAACTGTCACCGAGAACGAGAACCGGGTGTCTGGGATATTGCACGACGTCGCGATATCCGAGACAATCGACTCGATCGTTGGCGGAACTCCTGTCTGCAAATCGAGCCGAGCGATCCTCCAAACTCCGAACGGTCCTCCAGTGAAGATCGCGTTTCGAGACGGAAGATAGACATATGGAAACACTCCGTTTCCGAGGGTTAAAGGAGGATCCTGGTCGGTAAAGTGGTAGTACTCTCGAACCTCAAAACTCGTTAGGTCAACCCGAGAAGTCGTCCCGTTAAGATGAATGAAATACATAAACCCGCCATGAACCCCGCTTTTCCAGGGGGACCCCGGGGCATTACCCTGAGCATAGGTGTAACCAAAGAACTGCGGGCCGAGATTCAGAAGGTTTCCTCGGAGTTCGAGTGTGTCTTCATCATACGCCCAGATTTCGTATTCGTTAAGCCCCGCGCCGCCGAACTCGGTTCCGACGACGATTTGACGGTTCGGCGAATCGTATGCGAGGAACCGGCCGGACTCGATCCCCACAAGATTCCAAGCAGTGATTTCAATATCACTGCTCGATTGGGGATTTCGTATTCGAAGAAGGATCGTGTCTCCGGGGCCGGTGTTTGGACCCGACCCGAAGACGTCGTAGCACCCGGCTCCCATCACCGCCCAAAGAACGCCCGTTCCATGGTCCCATGCGATCGAATAGAACCGAAGTGCGTCGGTCCCCGACGGAATCATCGCAACGATTTCACTCGCTGTGTTATAGATCGTGTTTATGTGAGCTACGTCCGATCGTGTGTAGATCAATATTTGGTCTCGGATTGGGTCGTCGTCCCCTCCGGGTCCGATGTTCCATTGTGTTCCGACGATTCCGTTTCCGTTCACCGAATAAGGGGGCGTTGTGTCGAATCCCCAGCTGATCCCTGCGATTCCCGCGAGAAACGGAATTGCTTTGTTCTTACAGACACGGTAGTTTCGAACGAGCGCGAATGTCCCTCCGGTCTCAAGAATTGAGAAATCAAGTCCATCGAGTTTAACAGTATATCCCGTTCGTGGATCGGTTAGGTCTTCACTATGAATCGAGTTGACGGCCTGTCCCGTGTAGATATTCCCGTCTTCATCGATGTCGAAGTCACACCACTGAGTAAGACTCCCATAGGAGGCCTCCCCGATTGTGTAGAACGGGTAATATGCAGTTGCTCTCCGCTCTAAAGTCTCAATATCGTACCGAAGCCATCCTCCGCCAAACATCGACCCATCGATTACTCCGGAGACATCTGGAAGCGCAATGATTATATCTTTTCCATTTGGATGGATCGAGATCAGGTCCGAGTAGTACATCTCCCCGTTCCACGGACGTATCGTTGGTTCGACCTGTTGGGGGGTTCCGTCCTCAAGAAGAACCGTCGGCGCGCTCGCGGGGAACACCGTCCCGAATGCATCAGTTATCGTCGCGAGATGTTGAGCGGTTTCGATCTCGATTTTCGGGATTCGGTTCCCGTACTTCGACAAATCGAACCCAGTGAATAGAGCATAAACAAGGCCCCGATATGCCGGTTGATCCCCGCCCGACTCGAAGAAGTCCATGAACGCGTTCGGAACCTGAGTCTCATCACCGAGGTAAAGGTGCATCGTGAACAACTGATTCACGATCCTCGGAATTGTAGTCGTCTCAGTTATCGTCGCGGGGATTCGCCAATCCGACACGAGTTTGTCAGCAATCCAAACGCGCGGGACGCCGTCGATCGGGCCTTTGCAAAATCCGATCGCGAAATCTTGGATAAACCGTTGTTCGATCGTCGGGGGGTCCGCTTCCGCGTCAACACCGAATGCGCCTAGGACCGGGTCTTGAACGACAACGAGCTTCGGTTCCCCGGCCCAAATTACGTTTCCCGCAACGCGGACGGACCCATAGGCCCGGTTTATCGGAACACCGTAAGTCGACACCTGTGTCCGGATCGTTTCGATCAACGGGCCACGGGCGCGGTCCTTGCTTCTTGTTGCAGCCTCAATCGTCGCGCCGATTGTCCCGCCCGCCCACGCGCCGACCCAAGGAGCATAAGACCAGGCCGATGCGAACGGGAGCCCGACGCCGAACCCAACGACAGTTAGCGCAGTCGTCAGCGACATCCCTACGCCTCTCTCACCTTCCGCATTTACACCCCGACCCCCGATCCCGTAGGCGGAAGCGGGACCCCGTTTGCATCGGAAAGGTAAAGGTCCGCATCTTCGTTTACTCCAGTTATTCTCAGGACTCCCCCCGAATTCTTAACTTCATCGATCCGAATAACGTGACTTGCGTTTGATTCAACGATCGTCACGACATCCGACGGATCGAGAATAACATACTTTCGGGGAACGGCGAACTCTTGCCGAACCCGGCTTTCCCAAACGAGACCAAGTGTTTTGACCGCGATCTGTTTCGCTTCATCGGCGGTGAGACACATCGGGAGGTTCACCGTGAGAATTCCCCCCGAGTTTCCGACGGCCCGTTGCTCGGTTTGTGTTCCAACATTGTAGTCGGTGTCGCGGTCCGAGTATTGAATATTGACGACCCTTGGAAGAGACGACTCTTCGGCACGGGTTGATACAAGCCGTTGTCCGGAAGTCGACCCCTCAGGTTGTGCGTCAAGGTCTTGTTCAGGGATATCGACAACCGACCCCGTCCCCCGCTTAACGAACTTAATCACCCCGTCCGAGTCAACCCCGTCGAAGAAAAACGCGTCCATCAAAGGCCGGATCGCATCCCGAGCCGGCATCCGGTCGTTGATGATATATCCTCGGACGACGTCATACTCCAACGGGAATACGTCGAAGTCATCGATCGGAACGAGCCCGACCCGTTCGCAAAGCGTCGACACGACTTCATCCAGAGAAACCGAAAGCGGGGTTTTCCTCCCGAGAAGAGTTTTGATCCACGGTTCCCCGGCCCCGTCGACGGCCGCGACGATTGACTTCGTTTCAGGAGAGTAAAGGTTCCCGCCGCTCCAACCCCCGAACCCGGTCGCCGTCGCATACTCCGTTGCGGTTCGGTCGACGAGGTCGATCGCGACGATAGTCGAGTCCGCCGCCCGGATGAGCCAGAGGACCCCACCGACCGATCCACGCTGCCATGCGGCCTTCGGGGACGGGGACCGAGTCGACTCTCCGGTAATCGTTGCGATCCACGCCCGAGTCGTTCCATCGAATAGCGCGATCGCAGACCCACCAAGACCATCGTAGTCGTCCGACCCGACGGCGATCTGGTTCGTGTACGAGTCATACAGGACCCGGACCCCGTGCTTGATCCGCGACGTGATATTGTAGTCGGTCTCGGTAAGGTCCGAGATCGTGACAGAAGGCTGGATTACCTTGAGGTACGTCGTCCCCGGAGCGCTGTCGTCGCTCGATACGGCAAACGCAAGCGAGAACGTCGTTCCCTCATCGACCCACGTTACATCCTTCCATTCGGTCCCCGACGGAAGCGTTGCGTCGGTGTATTCGACGTCGTACAGATAAATCTCCGACCCGGCCGGTTCAGACGGACGGTACCTCGTAACCGAAAGCTTCGTCCCGGCCGTGTCGATTGTCGCGAGGAACGGTTCTGACATCTCCCGGGCGACGCGGACCTTCGCTGGCTTAAGGATCTGCCAACTTGCTTCCTCAAACTGAAACAAGTCCGACCTTAAGATCGCGAGCGTTGATTGAGTCCCGTCGAACTCTTCCGTTGTGTAAATCCTGTCGTTCAATCCGATGTCGAAGTCGCTTGCGTCGGGGATTCCCTGATATGAGTTATCGCGGGTCGTGACGACGGCCGACGCCGCGATGTCGATCTTTTGCCAGATTTGATCCGTCCCAACAATCGCAAGAAACGCCCCGCTCGGGTACTGCCCGACGTTCTCGGTGACGGTATTCGATGCGTCGACCCCAGTAATCTCGACGAACGCGTTGTCATCGGTCGACGCTTGTGCGATCTCGACGTTAATGTTTGGTATCCGGTTTCCGAACGCCTCCAAGGGGAACGACTCGAACACAATGTATGCCATTCCGCGGTGCGCGGGGACCGATCCCGCGTCCTCGAACATCTCGATCAATGAGTCCGGTTCCTGAGTTTCGGTCCCCGAGTAGAACCGGAAACTAAGGCCGGGAATCGCGACGATTTCATCGTTCGCTTGTCGAACACTGTAGATAAGTTTTGTGTCGGCCCAGATCCGGAGAATCGTCTCCATCGGCCCGCGGCAGAGACCAACCGCGAAATGCGCGTAGTACCGATATCCGATCGTAGTCGCTGTTTCCTGAACCGTCGTCTCGATTAAGTCAGGAGCCCAGACTACGTTCCCGGCGATCCTCATCACGCCAAACACTTCGGGGACCGCTGTTCCGTACGTCGATGTCTGGATATGAAGGTTCTCGAGTTGAGGGCCGTACGTTTTTGTTGCGTCGGTCGTCATCCCGGAAATAATCTGCCCGGCCGTCCCGCCGATCCAAGCGCCATACATCGCGAACGACCAAAGCCCACCTGACAGATAGTATCCAGCGACGCCCCCGACGATCGTTAGAGTCGTACTTAGGGACATGCCGGAACCCCCCGGAACCGGTAGAACGCGACGGGGAACCCATACCGATCTTCAGTCACGCGCTTCGTAATCCGCGTCGCGTGAACAACGCCCCGGTCTGTCTGAATCCCGACGTGCGCCGACTTCCCGTCGACCGTCATGACGACGATGTCTCCAGGGAGGGCGTTCTCCTTAAGGACCCGGTCAGCGCGGTCCGACAAGGCCGCGAATACGGCCACCGACGCCGGAACGAGCGGATAATCGTCGAAGTCCGGTTGCGGGCCTAGGCCGGCCTCTATCGCGGCCTTGATTACCCCGACGCAGTCGATCCCATTACGGGTCCGCCCCTTATGGAGAAATGGAACACCGATTAACGACCGAACTTCAGCGACGATCGCAGATCGGATCGGATCTAAGTTACGCTTCGGGAGGGATTGCGACGTTGAGGACCCGATCGGGACCTGGGACATACGGTTCTCCGCGAAAGTTAACGACGTTGTCGTAGAACTTGCATCCAGTCGTCGGCGATAAATCGTGCGTACACCCGAACTGCATGTGGTACGTGTCGCCGACCTGAATCACGTACGGCATCGAAAGGAAAAGAAAAACGGTGTCCGTTCCCGGATCATACTTTTTGACTTCCATCGAGAACCCGGTATTCAGTCCTGTTAGCCACGTCAGTTTTCCGAACCGAAACACATCGTTCGATTGAGCGATCGACGTATCAATGAACTCGCGTCGACTCGTCGCGGTCGTTACGGCCCCGTCGTGAAAGTAGTTCAACCCCTCGATGTCGACCGTGCAACGAGCATCACCGAACACCGCCCGGCATCCAGGGGTATACACTTCAATGAAGTTCTGAGCGAGATTCTGGGCTTTCCCACGAATCTCAACCTTCGCCGAGTTATCCCGGATTTCAACTTCCCCGAGCCGGAACCCTCTGGCAAGCCAAAGGACGCCCATCGAAACGTCTTCGTAGTTCACCTGGAACACGTCTACGAGTGCGTAGTCGAACAACCCAGCGACGAGGTCGGCCTCGACTATCTTTGTCGAAGACAGAAACGCGACTGCTTCCATATTCGCAGGGGCGAGCGACCGGTTTTGGGACATCGCCGAAGGGAGAAATCCCGACGACGCCTCATACGTTTCGTCCTCGATCACGACGTTTACGTCGTGATCAGTGAACCGGAAGATCTCTCCGTCGAGCCGAAGGATCCTCCAGCACGTCGCGATCGTCGTTAACGTCTGGGCGAGATGGGTCGACAGTGCGGCGGAAACGGTTTTCATTACGGGACTCTCATCTCGACTAACGTGACGTTCGCAGCCCGGGCTTCGTACGTCACGAGATTTGCCGGAAGTTCGTCCGTATCGAACCTCATCGGGATATCGAACTCGAAGGATGCTGTAATTACATCGTTGTTCGGAGGGATCGACGCCGACGCGAACAAGACAATCCCTGTGTCATAGTCGACCGTGTAGTCGACGTTCTCCGTCTGGAGGACTGCGTCAACGAATATGTCAACTGTCGTCGCGACCGGCCTCGAAATCTTCCTCGCGAACGTCCGCGGTCCGGACGTGTAGTTCTTGACGAGTTGAAACAAGACTTCAACCGAGTCTCCAATTCCGATTTCGGACAGCGTCGCGAAGTAGTCGTCCTGGTTCTTGAACCGGAACCCACGCGCCCGGCCCTGCCGAGCGTAGAAGAACGCGACGAGAAGCGCGAGATCTTCGGGGGACTTAACGCCCCACGCGACGTTCCACCTCTCCAGGGGGTACGACCAATTGACGTTCCGCTGCTCGAATCCGGACGACATCCTAACGACGTCGGTGCTAAACATCGGACCGCCGGACGAACCGAAGCTGATCTCTTCCGGAAACCGGACGTCGTCGAAATCGTCTGCCATTTACATGTTCCTCCGAGCCATCGACATTCGCGTTGCCGCCTCGGCCATGATTTGAGACTGGGACGCGCGGAACGACACGACGTCGGGAGTGTGAATATGCATCTCGACCTTTCCAATCCCCCCGCCGGTCAATGTTCCCCCCTGTTTCCCAACACCGAAGTCTGACCCCGTTGTGAATCCGTCCCCCGGAGCGCGACCGCCGCCGGGAAGCGGAAGGTCCGATCCAGGAAGAACGGCCCCCGCGATCCGGCGAATCGCGCCCTGGACAAACATACGGGAGACTTCGTTCGCGATCTCACGAATCACGGCGAGCCAGGCTTGCTTAAACGGTTGAATCTTCGCGATTCCCTCTGTCATCATCTGTTCGAACACCGACGAGAATCCCTTTTCGATCCCGTCGATCATCGTCCCGAACTCCTTGTTCGTTCGTTCGATCCACTGGTTCACGGGATCGGCGTCGGCGAACACTTTCTGGTGCATCTTATGAAGTTCGTCAAACCGCATCTGAAGTTGTAATGCGGCGGCTTCGGTCGCCGCAAAAGTTGCTCCGTTCGCTTCAATGTATGCCTCGGCCTCGGCCTCGATTTGCTCGACTCGCATCTTCGAGAACGTGTCCCAGACATTCGTCAGTTGATCGATCGTAAGAGTCCCGGACTTAAGGATTTCCTCATACGCTTTTATGTTTGCGTCGAGGATTTTCTTCGCGGCCTTCGCTGGGTCCTCATTAAAGATCTTGTCATGCATCTGCGCCATTTCACCGAGCGCGACTCGCGCTCGGCGCGACGCGGTTTCCATATCGACGCCCGCATCGACGTCGGCCTTCCGGATCGCTTCGATCTGCTGCGCCCGGAACTTCGCGTATCCCTCCCACGCAGCTTCGCGCTCGCGAGCCGTCGCGACATCCGATTTCAAAACCTCCTCGTTTGCGCGGACTTGGGCGTCGAGAAGCCGCTTTGCAGTGTCGATCGCTTTCTTAACGCCGTCGTCCTCGTCGCTGGTCAAGAATCGAGGGATAACTGGTTTCGGCTGATGGACGGTCGACCCCGGAACCGTCACCTTTGTGTTCCGGCCGAACTCACCAGGGGTTCCGACGATTGGCCCAAAGATCTTATCCCACTTGCTATCGCTAACCAGGAACTTGTCAAGCTTATCCGTCGCTTCGGTGATCTTCTCTATTACCCGGGCGATCGGACCAACAACGGCAGTGAACACACTCCCTAACAGTCCAAGAACTCTAACGAGGGTATCCAAGAACCGAACCGTAACATCGATCAGACCAACGATATCCTTCTGATGCTTTTGGAACCAGGTCGCAGCATCATCAATCGTTGACCGAACCTTGTCTTTGTATTTCTCGAACGCCTCGATCCCTGCAACCTGGATAATGTTCCCCAACCGAACCCACGCTGCCGAAAGAGTGTTGTTGATCACATCCGCTTGACGTTTTGTCTCCCCGGACATCGATCCAACTTTTTCCTGAAGTTCCCGGGTCGCAGTAGTCGCCTTAGCAATCTCGATCGCGGCTTTACCACCACGTTCCCCGAACAACTTCATAATATCGGCCGACGTCGCCCCACGAGCCTGGAGCTCGATAAGGACGTCAATAAGATCCGCGCTCGGAAGCTTAAACTGGACCGCGGCCTCATTCGCCTTTTGGATCGCTCGCGCGAGCTGGGTCCCCGCGAGCGACCCGCGGATTCCCGACTCGCCGAGGATCGCGATCAACGCTGAAAGCTCCTCGACCGAGTAACCGAATGCATGAGCGATCGCAACCGAGTGAGTAAACGCCTCGGAGATATCTTTGATCGAAATTGTTGAGAGAGTTGCCGCAGCAGTTAGCGCATCCGTCACCCGAGACACCTGCTCGACAGGAAGTTCCATCGCTCGGAGCGCGGTGATCGCGATTTGGGTCGCCTCGGCAAGGTCATAGTTCGCTGCGACCGCAAAATCAACGACCTGGGGTAAGGCGATAATCGACTCCCGAGCGGTGAGTCCGGCCTGAGCAAGAATCCGGAAACCCTCGGCGGCCTTAATAGCCGAAAACACTGTAGTCTCGCCCATCTTCTTCGCAGCGTCGGCCATCTGCCGAGATTCGTCGGCCGTCGCCCGAAGGATTACAGAAGCCGAAGCCATCATTTTCTCGAACTCAGCCCCGGCCTGGATGGAACTTTTTATCGCATTGGTCAAAGTCGTGATCAACTTAAACACGGCGAAGATCGTCCCGGCAACGACGAGTGATCGAACAAGACGAGTCGCCATTTGTCCGAGTTGGATCCCGAACAAATTCATTCCGTGCGCCGCTTGCTGTGCCGCGGTCCCGAAGTTCCGGACGACTGTCGTCGCGTTATTCGTGACATTTCCGAGGTTTACGACGCCACTCGACGCGACAATGTTCCCCTGGTTCAGGACGTTCATCTGCGCGGATGCTTGTTGCGCCCCGGTCCCAAGGTTCACGAGCTGACGGCCCGCACCCGCAAGGTTTGTATTGAGAGTCCCGAGTTGAGCAGTTACCTGATTTAGACTTGCTTGGAGTCCGGCCAGTTGCTGGACGACTCTCTCGAGGGTTGCGTTCAGCCCACCGAGGAGTTGGGTCGCTTTCGCGACGCCCGACTCGAGGCGCTCTGTGTTTAGGGTGAGGTCTGCGACGAGGGTGCCGAGGCTAACGCTTGCACCAGGCATCGTGTCTCCTCCTCGGTACGCTTCTTCTCGATTACATTAAACCCGCCCGCCGCCGCTATCGCGAGGACCATCGTCTTCGCTTCTTCGGGCGTCTGCTGTTGACCCCGACCCACATTCCGGTAGACTTCGGGCATAAAGTCAACAGCCTTCATCGGGTCCTGATTCTCGCCCCGGTTTGCATTGAACAACATCGCGAGAACCTGGGCCGTCCGCCAACTGTCCCCGGTTATCCCAATCGGCCCCTCGACCGCATCGAACCGGAACCAGTCTTCAATCTGTCCTGCGTCAAGCGCCTCGACTAACTCGTCGGGATGTGCGAACCTTCCCCCGAGAGCAAGGCAGAGCCGGAAGTAGAATCGCCGGTCGGGGCGCTGTCGGAGTTTTTTTCCGTCTTCTCCGATTCTTCGACGGACATTTTACTCCGCTTCATCACCTCGGCCCCGAGTTCATGAATCACGTGCCCGTCGACCGTGTCAAGAACTTCGTCGATCGACGAAAACACCCGGCTCCCGGCCTCGTCGACGAGACCGTAGAACGTCCCCATCGCGTAGAACTCGGTCGCCTTGAACTTCTCCTTCGAAACCCCAACGAACACATCCTCGATCGACTGCCGTGCTCTTCCAGAGACTGCTCGAAGGAGAACCGTTCCACCAAGAGTATTCGACTCAAACGGTTCTCCACGACCCGACAGTTTCAACCTTTCCCCAGAAAGAATCTCCAACGGCCCCTCCATCTACGGCTTTCGCCGCGCGTTTACGACGTGAGCGTAATGTCCCCAACGATTTTGATTGTCAGTTCCATGCTGACACGATCTGGCGTCGGCGTGTTTAGGGGAAGCCCCGTGATGTATCCGGGCATCGTAAGCGTCGTCAGGCCCGTGTCCGGAAGGACGAGCTGGAAGTTCTTCTTCGTCCGGTTCCGCGCGACGTCCCGAAGCGTGTTGTATGCATCGAGCGTGTAGTTGAAGTCCGCGACGAGCGAGCCCCCGTCAAGAAGACCGGGCTTCCATTCCTTCCTCCCGTTCGGAGAAAGCGAATGAGTAAAGTCGACGAGGTCGAACGTCTCGTCGGGACCCTTGACCGATCGGACCTCGCCGATATTCGCATAAGTCCCCGGCGTTCCGGTCTCCATCTGGAGAAGAAATCCAATCCCAACAATCCCAATGGATTCAGCCATCGATTGTTCCCCCTTTCCCTATCCTGTCCTGTGGGCCTGAAAATTCAAAGCAACGAGCGGGCGATCTTCCTCGTCGTGGGCGAGATCGATCATGTCCCCGCGAACATAGATCCCAATATACCGCGTCGACCCGACGGCCATGTTAGTGATCGCATGAAGCGCGGCCCGGGCAACGTTCAAAATGTCGACAGCCGATTTGTAGTCCCCCCGGTCCCCACGAGCAAGAATCTGAAACGTCGGTCGCTGCCAATTGAACTGCGTCTCTGGAGAAACGCCCCCCGACGAACTAACGAAAAGGCATTTGTCCGGAGACGTCGGCTGCCGGCCGAAGAAAAGGTCCTCGCCGAACACGAGCGGCGACACGGCATCGAGGATCGTCGTAACGTCCTCGCTGACCGCGTTCAAACTCCGGCTCCGACGACCGCCCCTGCGATCCCCGCCCCCGAACGGTTCGCCCTGACCGACGCGGCAAGGTCTTGCATTATCTCCCCACGGTACTCGTCGATCGCAGTCTGAAGATACTTCCACTGCGTCGGCGAAGCGTGATGGGCGTTGATCTCATGGACCCACAAAGCGTAGTCAGCGGTGTAATACAAAATAACCGTGACTTCATTCTGCCGGTTTCGGAACGTCCGAGTCCCGAACGTCGACTTAAGATGTCCCGTCGCAACAGGAACGAGTTCCTGGCTTCGGACCCCGATCTTATGAACAACAACGTCAAGGGCATTTTCGGACGCCTCCTTGATCCAATGAACTTCCCGACGAAGGTTCTGAAGCATCTCCTCAATGCTGACCGGATTGACCGGCCCGCGTGACCCGCCCTTTAGAGCCATACTTGGTTCACCGTCCCCGGCCCATGAAGCCAGGGGTACGACCCCGCCTTGATGACCTTCTTCGGCCTAAGCGCAACCGGCCAGGCAGCCCCAAGAGGATCGGCCTTTTGCTCGTCCGTGAAGTCGCGAAGACGGCCCTTGACGATCTGCCCCTCAGGGACAAGCGCCCGGTCGACGTACACGGTCGAAGACGACTGGACCTCCCGACCCTTCATATCGTCGACGAGTTGCATCGCGTCCTCCCAAAGACACTTCACCTCGACCGGGTCCGCGTATGTCGTCCCGCCCGACCCCGTCATGACCGGCGACCCCCAGTATACCGCTTTCTCCCGGAGTGTCGCTATGAATCGCGTTGACCGGCCGTGACTCACGCGATCGTCCACACCTCGGCCGACCCTTTCGTTTTCGCGATCGCCGAAAGGATACCAAGGGGATCGAGCATCTTCGCCTGGTCGAAGTACCGAAGGACGTCATACGTCGCGCTTGTTGCGCCGCCCCCAATCGCCCCCGTCGTTTCTTCCCTTACCCGAGAATCACGAACGGAGATGTAATGCGCCGCGAGCCACGCTTCAATCATCGCAAGTCGGTCTTCCGAGTACCCTGTCGAAGTCCCATCCGGAAGCGTAATCATATTCTCGGTCACGACGATACTTGCTGTCAGAAGAAAAGGAGTTACTTGATCTTCTGTAAGTCCCGTATCGATCAAGGATTTGACGAAATCGTTACTAACACGAGCCACTAGACGAACTCCTTATGCGCAAGAGGCATCGTCATATAGTCAAGCGCCTGATTGTAGCCATCATAGTAACAACGGACGCACGCCGATCCGTTGAAGTTTGCCTGATCTCCCCAAATCCGCGGCATGTCTTCCCATCGGCCCATACACATTTCATCGACGGTGTCTCGTTTCGACTCAGGGAGCGCGTACTGCGCCCCGCAGCAAGGGAACAACCGACCGTCTGCCGCGATCACCGGCTTCAAGAGACTGATCAGACACTTCTCCCGCCCGACCGTGTATCCTTTCCTTCCCTGGTAGATGACGATCTCTTCTCCGGGGACGCCCGCGAGTTGGAACTTCACCTCGTCCATAGACGGAACGTTAGGAAGGTCGAGGAGATCCGACACGATCCGAACGTGTTTGAATCCATGCTCCCCAGCGAACCGAACGGCTTCACGCATCTTATCCCAGATCGGTTCGGACATCAGAACATAGCTAAACGCCCAGTCCGTATTCGAGAACTTCCGAACAACGCCGGACAGGTTCGAGAAGTAATCCCCAGACTGGTCCATCACATCGGATCGTGAGATTCGTGCCCACGTCAAGTTCTTTGACTCGAGCCGCTTCCAAAGAAGCCCCCCGTGGCTGACGAGTCCAACCCGTATCCCGTGCGCATGCGCGAGGTCGATTACGCGATTGAACGCCGGATGAAGCGACGGTTCTCCGCCGCCCGACAGCGTAATCGCCTCCGTCCCCAAGCTCGCGAGCATCGGAAGGATTTTCTCGATCTCGTCGGGGGGAATCCGCTCCGTAAGTTTCCGGTCCGCACACGAGCAGAACGAGCAATCGAGATTGCACGCGTTCGTAAGATAAATCTGGACGTGCCGAGGGACGATCCGGCCTTTACGGAGAGTCTCCCCCTGAAGGAGTTTCGCGGGGAACAAGCCAGCGACCGAGTAAGACTCGATTCGATGAACCGCATCTTTAACAATCTCAACCATCGGTCTCCTTACGATTCCCTCCGATATGTCCGCGTCTCCGCCGCGTGCCTTATCTTACCACGCTCAATAGCTTCGGCGAGTCGCCTATTTATTTCGTTCTTAAGCCGGACCCGCTGTTCCCCCGACGATCGGGCCTGTCCTTCACAATCGGCGATCACCGTCGCACTCGGGTCAGTCTTCTTCCTTTCAGCAATCGCTCTTGTGTTCGCATCATAACACTTGATGTTCTCAATCGAAAGCTTGTCGATCAGCTCCCCGATCGAGCAAATGAAGTCGTATACCGGTTCAACCATCGCTAAGACTTTCCATGAAGAAGATGAAACGCGATCGCTTGGTTCGAGAAGACGAACCGGACGCCACGGCCGAGAAGCCGGTTCGCAAGGTCCTCATCGTTCCGGCCAGAAAGCTTCTCGTCATACCCGCCGACCGCGGAGAAATCGTCCCCATGGCTCGCCCCAAGAAACAGGAACGGAACGGCTCTTTCCTCCCCACAATAAAGATCGACCCCGATCCCGCTGGTCGCGTGCACGTCGACTCGAGGAACGGGCCACCGGTCGCCATCCGTTCGAACACTTGAAGGAACATGATCCCGGACCGACGGAAGAAGTTTTCCGGCCCGTAGCGCCGACTCCACTCGGTCGAGGTCTTCCGTTCGTCCATTGTAGACTCTTGCTAGGACGACGGTCCCAGACGAACACCCCTCAAGTAAAGGAGTAACGCAGTCCGTAAGATGACAGACTTCGGCTCCCTGCTCGATCACAACGTCCGTCTCAGAAAGCGCGTGCCCGATATTAAGGACCTCCGCTGGATTCCGACGATACCCCCCTGGTCGATCGATCCGATGGTACCTGGTGATCACGTCGCTAAAATCCCTAGTGATCCTCGGCGTGTCGTCAAAAGATCCATCATCAACGACGAGGATGTCGATGTCCTTATACTTCCGATTCCAGATCGTCAACATAGCGACTGCGAACTGCTGGGCGCGATTCCGCGCCACGATCAAGAGAGTCGCCCTAGCCATCAACTTTCCTACATTCGGTTACGAACCAGCACGACTTAAACTCTGGAAACTCGCGGCGGCCCCGGATCTCGAGCACCTTTCCCCCTGACCGCTCGATCAGGGAAGTCGCATGCGATTCGCTCCTAACCATACGGCCCGAGATCATCCCGACCGGAGTGATCCCATCAACCGGACCGTATTCCCCGAGGACCGTCCCGTGATTGTCGTTTTCCCCGTCAATTCGCGACCCCGCCCACTGAACGACGAATCGGCCCTTTTGGTTCAAGGACCGGAACACGCGGGGGAACTGCCAAAGGATATCACGATCGCTCATATGCTGCGTGACGAGGAGCGACACCGCGAGATCATATTCATCGACGGAAAGATTCTCGATGTCCCGATGAAGATATCGAGCCCGCGTAAAGTCGACGACTCGGTCGAGCGCTTCATTGCAGATATCAAGCGTATCGACGACGACTCCAAGGTCATGAATCTCCTTCGTGGCCCGACCGAGCCCGACCCCGATCTCCAACATATGGATTCCCGGAATTGGAACAGTACCAAGCCCGGGGGTATCACGAACGCTCACGAGTGAAGATCCCGTAAGCGCGGGTCCGTCGTTCCGAGAATGCATCTTCGACCAAAACGATTCCATCTCCGCCGTTCCCCAGTCCACTACAACCCCGCTTTCATCGACTCGACCCCGATCGGCCGACACGACCCGCGTCGCTCTACTGCTTCATGATGATAACAGATCGAATCCAAGCAGAGAACGAACTTCGCCCCACCGTCGTGGCATCGACCAAAGAACCTCCGATCTGGTGCTTCCTTCTGCCCATCGAGGTTCGGTTCCCAGGGGCCGAACCGCTCCCACCATTTCCTATGAAGGACATACGGCATCGTCGCACACGACCGCCAGTCGCCGCCACGATCCTCGGGTGTCTGGACCATGTCCAAACCACGCGCGATGGCATCATTCTTTGCCGAAGTGAGGAGCTTGTCGTGAAGTTTTTCCCAGCGCGCCATATCGAACGTCTCGCGCGTCGGGATGCCGAAATTTGCGACGACGACGAACGGTGACTCGACTGGAGTAACGTGGACCGAATTGGGAATCACGTCCTCATCGGCGCGGCGGGCGAGATTCTCAAGCCAACACTCGCCGAATGCCATGTCCGTGTTCACGATGACGACGTAGTCGTTGAGTTGATAGCCCTCGCTGAACCCATAGCTCATCATCTTCCGGAGATTCGGAACATAGTCAAACGAGTTGTCCGTCTGGTACCGAGCGCGATAAATCGATGGCTGCGCATCGAGCCAAGCCTCGACCTCTGGGCTGGGATTCCACGTCACGACGAGATAATCAAAATCGCCAGTCCCCGCGTTCTCAAGAAGCGACTCGGTGGAAAACTTGAGCATCTCAAGTGCCGTCGAGCAGAAGTTAACGACGGAGACTCTCATCGCGGCACCACCACTTCTGAACCGGCGAGGACGGTCTTGATCGCCCACGAGACGGCACCCGCTTCAAGGTCGTCCGGCCCGTTGATCCGCGCGTTCTCAGATTGCCACGCACCGCCGTACCAGTGGACCCCAACGCACGCGACGGGTAGTGGCGGCCAGTGAGTCGTCTTGAAGCAATAGTCCAGGATCTGCCGGTAGACCGCCCCGGCCCAAGGGTACACGACGAACGGGCTTAGTCGGGCCTCCGGCCACGGCTTGAGGTTTTCGCCACCGCACGACTGGTACACGTTCGGATCATATGCCGCAAGCGCCTTCGCATACGCGTCACGCCACTTGTCGTGTGGTCGACCCTGAATGTATCCGATCGGAAGGTAATCATATCGGTGGACATCGCGCTCCCAACGCGCGACCTCAACGTTCTCGATAATCTCCGGGAGCGGCTTCAGGAACACGATGTCCATATCGCAGACCGTTCCGCCGATCGTCGCGAGGATCCACCAAGCGAGCAGGTCGCTCGTCTGGACGTCTGGCGCCCGAAGGTCGGATAGCACGGGCGCGATCTCACGGAGATCGTGGACCCTGATTGGCAGTTTCATCGCCTCCGCCATCCAGTCGGCACCATCGTCATTGTTCATGAAGTCCTGAGACTCTACCCACTTCACGGCTGGCCGAAGCTCCTCATCGCGAACAATAATCCGCACATCGGCGTGAACATCGCACGCGCTACGGAGCGTCATGTACCGCAAGAACGACATTCGCTTCTGACCCCAGAAAAACCAAAGCGGCGTCATGTTATCCACACTGGAACCGGATTCAATTCCCACGGCCGGGGGGTTTCCCATGAAACACAACGATCCGCGCTCCAGGAGGAAGCCCGTTCTTTTCGACAGACCCGACTTTGTAGCTAACGATCCCGTCGACTACGTCTTGGGCAAACACTGGGACCCTCTTCGACTCGGAAAGCCGCGCCGCGATCCAGTTTTGATCCCCCGGGTACGTTTTCCCGTCGTGAGTAAACGTCCACCGATCGCCCCGCTTCAAAAAGTCCCCGGTCTCGACCGCAGCCTGAAATTGCCGGAACATCGACGAGAAATCTCCGTTCCATCCCATGATTCCGGAACCCGGAGACGGGTCGTAGAAGTTCCGGAGCATTAAAATCCGGTCGCGACCAATCGCATCGATCGCCGTCACCAGGGGGGCAAGGTCGCTAACGATCACCGTGTCGAGGTCGAAGTAAAGGACCGGCCCGGGGATCGAAAACAGTTCCATCTTCGCCCACCATCCGGGCCACGTTGATTTGAGTCGCACGACAACGATCCCCGTCTTCTCGAACCTTGAGATGTCGAACGGGACGTCGGTCAAACAGAAGATCGCGCCGACGTCCAAGTTCTTCCGGATCTGCCGGGACAAGTTCTCGACGTCGCCGACGTCATAGTCCCCGCCCGATTTCAGGACGCAGACGACGTTCATACGAAGAGGCTCACCGGGTCAACAATCGGGAGTGATCGAATCGCAGAACCCGGCGTCGCGTTAATGCACTCGATCTGTTCCTCGTGAAGGTCTCGTTCAATCGCGCCGAACGGTTCGAGCATTTGTTCGAATGGATTCTTCAAATCGCGTCCATACCACGAATGGAAGTTCTTCCTCCCGTCGACGATTCGCATGTCGAACCCAAAAAGGACAATCCTCTTCGCGCCGAAATGCCGCGCGAGTCCGATCGCGCACGCGCCGCTCGATCGGTTCCATCGAAGTCGCGTCGGATCTTTCGATATCCCATCGATCCCCGACTCCCACGCGACGAACATCGCGCTCCCATCTCCCGGAGCGACGCGCGTGACAACGAGCCCCGCGAAATCGTCGATCGTCGGGCCGTCCGTCGCACGAGTGATCGACGGGAAATGGGGATCTCCGTAGAACAAAACGTCAGAGAATGGCGCGGACCGAAACGCCATGTTGACCGCGATCGTCTTCCATGAAAGCGGAATCTTCTTGAGATCCTCAGCCGACGGAAGCGACGGCCCCCCGCCGAGGATCGCGACAGTCGACTCGGGCCAGATTCGCGGAACGATCCACGCCTTGTGAGACGAAACGAGGGTCGCTCGCTTCCCTCCCGGACCAAGGACTCTCTCGAGACGCGTCGCTGGCACAACTAATCTTCCTCGTACTTCTCCAGAAACTCCTTCGCTTCGTCCTCGGTCATCGGAGCTTCATTCACTGGCCGACCCGTCTCGCGATCGACGACATCGAACCCGGACTCGTCCTTCCGGGGAACGGACACGTACCGCGACGGCTCCTCGACCGTTTCGTCCTCGTCAGCGAGGTCGAATCGTTCAACGTACGTCCCGAGGGCCATCTTCGAACACTCAAGAGTCTCTCCAGTCTTAACCTCGACGAGCTCGCCGTCCTTCTTGTACAAGTATGGACCGAACCCCGGCTTCTTCCTCCACGTCCGGATCGGATCGACCTTTCGCCTCATCTCTCGCCTCCAGTCGAAGGTTTTTTGCCTTCCGTTAACGGAACCTAAGATAGGACCCGGAGGAAACTCCCCCGGGTCCCGATTCCCGCCGTTCGTTGATCGTTACGAGATGATCGTGATCCCGCAGTTCCCATCCTGGTCCGCGCGAATTTGCGGAACCATAATCCCGAGAACCTTGAAGTTAAGGCCGAGCCCGCCCTCGGTGTCCCATTCGACGACTCGCGGCTGAAGACCCATCACCATCCGGATCGTCTCTTCGCGCATCTCGACGAGCGCGACCTTGCTCGACGGCATCGCGTTGATTGTACGAACCGCCTTGATCTCGTCGATATCAAGGATCCTCTGCCGGATCGTGTTGTCGCCCTTCGCAGTCGAATAGTCCTTCGACATCGCCGATCGGAAGTTCCTGGGAATCCAAAGCTCGAACGGACCCCCGTGCTTCACGTTAACCGACGCCTGAATCGCCGACAGAACATCCGCAATGACGTTTTCTCCGGTATCCGTCGCCCACGACGTCCCAAGCGACACCGCGTTGACGTTCGGGTGATCGATGATTCCGTAGATATTCCCCCCACCAAACGGATATCCACTCGACCCGTTGACGAGGATGTCTTCAGCGAGTTCCATCACCTTCCGAGTCGCAAGCGCCACGCCCGTCGTGTCAAGAGGCTGGCCGAGCTTCCTCGACATCCGAAGCTTCCGGGCATCGATGAAGAAGTTCTTGAACATGAACGGGAGGGGCAGGATCTTCTGCGTGAATTCGGGGTTGTCCGTCTTCCCCCGACCAAGCGGAGACATCCCGAGTTCGGCGTCCGTGATGTCGGACATATCCTCATACTGAAGGATCGTCGCCGACATCCCATCGAAATCGTACCGAAGCCCCGCCGCAAGAATCGCCGGGACCGCGCCGAGTTCAAACCTAGAGATCTCAAGAAGCTTTTCGTCAAGCTCCTTTTGCTCGTCATACCGGAGAGTCGATGTGTTAACACGGATCTTGTCGAAATCCATGTCATTCGCAAGAAGTTGCTTGACCATCGTCCCGCCGCCAGGACCGTTAAACAGTCCCTTCGCGTCTGCGAGAACCGCCTTACCGCCACCACCCTTTCGAGCCATCTTAAATCTCCTTTTTCGCCCCGGCGTGCCGCCGAAGGGCCGTATCTACGCCATCTGCCCTTCGGGGGTCTTAGAGAACCCTCGCCATGATCCGGTCTGCCGTCGTATTCGCCGAAGCCGTCAGGTTCTTCGCTTCGATCGCTTCGAGAAGTCCAACTTCAGTCGACGCGAGAACATCAAACGTCCCATCAGCGTTCGACACGAGCTTATCCCCGATCACTGCGTTTGCTCCGTCCTTCAGGAGGACATACACCTCGTCCCCCGACCGAAACACCTGGTGATCGACCATATCGCTCGCCGAATACGCCGTTTCGAGCGCGCCCTCACCCGGCTTCTGGATCGCAAGCCGAACGATTGCCGCCGCGCCATTCGACGAATGCTTCTGGACCGTCCCCGACGAAGTCAATTCCAGAAGATGCCCAGGGGTAATCGCAACCGCCGTCGACTTCGTTGTCCCGATGATGTGCTCCCCATACACTTGGAGAGCCACCTTATGCGGGCGAACCGATGCAATGGACGTCATTTCCTATCCTCCTTCAAAGGCCCGTAAGGACCGTTATAGTTCTCGGTTTGAATCGTTCCGGGATAGATCCCGGTCCTAGTCCTCGTCGTCCCCACCAGACGACGCGGCCTTCTTTCTTGGAAACGGAATCGGGGCGTTCGGAGCCTTCAATTTCTCTCGAGCGTTTCCGACCGGACCCGATCGCCCACCAAAATCATCGTCGGTCGATCGGACGTTCGCGATCTTCCGAAGTGTCCGAACGTCCATCGCGACGAGTTCTTTCTCCAAGAAATCGTTGTCGCCAAGATCGTCCTCGTCAAGGTCTCCCTGGTTCGCAAGGATCTTTTCAACGAGGGACTCCTTTTCGGCCTTCTCACGAGACAACGATTCGTTCACGATCCGTACGACTTCAGGCGGCGCATCTTCGAGATACTCCTCGATCGACCGACGCTTCGGCTTCCGAGGCTTTCCTTCATCATCCTTCTTCTCGTTCACGAGCGCGGCCTTCTTGTCGGCCTCGATCTTCTCGTTCGCGATCTTGTCGGCCTCAGCCTTCTTGTCCGCTTCGCAAGGTTCCTTCACCTCAAGTGCTTGAAGCGCCGGAACATCCATTGCCATCAACCCCGCACGATGCGTTTCGACGAACGGCGTCTTCGCGCAATCGATCAGGGCCTGGACCAGCTTGTCCTTGTCCATTTTCTTTTCCTCCTGTTTTTCTTCGTTGGCCGTCCCGACCGGGACGTACGTGACCTTCATCTCAACTTCTACGACCTCAGCCGCAAGCGTCACGTTCCCATCGGCGTCGATCGAGTACCTCCGTTTGAACGTCTTTGATTTCTGCCCCTTCGAACCATACGCCTCGGGTTTTGGACACGCCCCGTACACGACAAATCCCTTGTATGTCTCCCGAACATAATGAATCCACGACACGGAATCAAGCGCATACACCGCCGTCCGGACCCCGTCGAGCTTATCCTCGATCGAGTCCTCGTTCTCCAGGGGGGTAAGAACCTCCCCGATTCGAAGAATCCCGACCCTGTTCTCCTTCAGGACCGACTCGATCTTGGCCCACGCTCTCGGCTCATCGTTCCCGAGGAGTTCTTCGTTCGCCCGGACCCCACACCCATCGTCCCACGAACAAGCACCCTGTTTTCCCGGGAGAAGAGCAAGATGGTCCCACTGGATATTGGAGAGGGAGGAAAGGTACTGCTCTCCTTGCCAGACACCCGGGACCATATCGGCGTCATACGGGTATACCCCCGTCGACACATTCAGCGGCATCCCCTCGAGGATCGCCTCGAATGACTCGGGGGACACAGCCTTGAGTTTCTCTTCCTCCGCCCAGATCTCAGCCGGCATCTTCGCTCCATCATCATTGAACGACGGAGCCGAGACAAATCCGACGAGCTTCTCACCATTTACAGTCGAGTCTTTCGCCGACGTGTAGTTTCCCCATTGGTCCCGAGGATGTTGAACGAACAAGGGAATCCCATCGGCGTTCGAGACGGACTTCTTCAACTCCGCCGCTGAGTAGAAAAGCGCCCCGCCGTTTCCCTTGTGGACGCCTTCGACGATCATCACGACGGGCGCGACAATATAATCCTTCCCGGCCTTCTTCTCCCTCCGGACCGCCCCGGCAGACTCCATCGTGACGACCGCGTTCGCGGTCGCAGCTTCGAACACCCCGGCCCCGAGGGACTTCTTCCGGGCCTCGGCTTCCGTAAACCGAGACTTCGGAAATCGGAGTGACTGCGCTTCGGGCTTTCCGTCGTTCGTAATCCCAATCAACACGTCCGGCCCGCCGCCGATACCCTTCTTCCGGCGGATCTTTGCATACTTTTTCGGATCGTTCAACTGGCACGAGTGCTCGTTACCGAAAGGCATCTATTCTCCTTCTTTCGAAGACCTTACCCCTTCCGATGATAGGGGAGATACCACTTTTTATCTCTCTTTTACGATAACGTCAAATGACCGGTCGTCTTCCCGTCCGGCGGACGTTTCAATGTGATTCGTCAGTGTGTACGTTTCCCCGACAGTTCCACCACTAAGCCACACAGTCGTAACCGTGTCCGAGAACGTATCAATATCGATCACGACTCCGGCGTCGTTTGCTTCCCACGAACTCGAAATGATTATCTCCCCGGCAACAAGGTACGGAAGGTCATCATCAGGAAGATCGCTCGGGTTCCAGTCAAACCCGTAGTCGAGGACCGCATCCGGGTCCTTATCGAAAGTCCGATTTACGTCAGCCAATTGTCCGCCTCCTTCTGACCCGAGTAATCCTAAGGTCTTTTGCTACTCGAGCTTTTCTCGACGGACGGGGGTCGACGTGCGAATTATCCGATAAGACAACCCCCGAACCAAAATTCTCAAAGGACCCGATCGCCCCCGATTCTGATAGTCCATGATTTACAACTGCCGACCCAATACTTTCAGTAGACGCGATCGTCCCAGCGCTACTTAACGTTACCGGAAGGTTGAAGTCGATTTCAAATCGCGGTGGATGTGGATCCCATGCAGCGATCTCCCGCTTAAAGTTGACAACGTTCGTCGACCCAACGGCCGCTTCCTCTCCGGAAAGCGCGATGAACCCGAAATCAATATACGAATCGGCGTCCCCCGAAATCGTTTTAAGGAGCGCGTCGATCGCGGACTGGGACAAGACAAGCGTTTTCTCGGTCCGCGTTGGAAGCGCCCACAAGCCCCATCCAAGAGTTCCCTCAACCGAGCCGAATACTGGCGCACCATCGTATGTCTCCGCAAGTTGATCGTCCTTGTGTTCAGTCCCGGTTGGCGCTGGGTATCCGAACGGACCCTCCTTCGTCGGAACCGTAGCCAGATCGTACAGTCCGCGCCCGACACGAATCTCTAGGTCAGACTCGTTGATCGTGATCGGGACCGCATCGAGATCGTTCGCCGCCGGATCGCCCGCGTACCATATTAACCTCGCGCCAACGACCCACTGCCAAGACGAAACCGCCGGCGCGACGCCAGAAACAATAGACGATCGGTCAATCGTGACGGCTCGAAGGATAAACCGGAGCATTGTCCGCCAACGCTTCTCGACTGCGCCCACTTTGTATGCGACGCCAACGTACGCGATCGATGGACCCTCATTATGCCACGCCGGGTACGCCTCAAGAATGTCCTCCGGGACCGCGATGTTCGAGCGGTACTCTTTTGTCTCTGTCGGGAAGAACTTCCCGACGCCGCCGGTCCTCGCGACTCGCGGTGCTGCGCCTGAGACGATCGTGTTGGCCCCATCCAGATCGTTCGGTCCAAAGACAACCGTCGTGATCGCCATTAGATAGACCCGTCAATAACTGGGATAAACCGATTTTCCCCACGAACAATTTCACTTCGCTCAACCGGTGCAACTAGTGGTCCAACATAGATTAGTGGTTTTCCGAACACTTCAGCCGATTCAATTCCACCAACATTAAACCCCCGTTGCGAAATACTTGCAACACCAAACACCTCGGCGGATAGAATCGATGATGGGCCGAGCGTCCCATTCACGCTAGCCGACCCGAACGCTTCGGCCGATACGATTCCACCGGCGTCGTTGAGTCTCGTCTTGACCGATGCAACTCCGAGCGCCTCTCCGGTCGCGATTGCACCGGCACCGGGCGCCCTGATACCGATCGACGCGACGCCGAACGCCTCCGATGACCCAATTCCACCAGCGCCCGAAGTCGCCACGTTCGTCGGCGGACGAAGCGCGATCTGTACGCCGATCCGCGCGTTCCCGAGGGGCGGAATCGTTATCGTGGAGTCTTGCGCGCTCGTGCTACCAGCAGGCGTCTTAAAAAAATCGGCGACTACGATTGCCGCCTGGGCACCGATCCCAGAATCAATTCTCTCTACCGGCGGCGGTACTCCGGAGTATCCAGTGAAGTTCCCGCCGTTCGCTGCCGCTCCGACAAGCAGGACGCGATCGAAGTCCGTCAAAGTCACGATCGGCGGACACGTCAGAGTCGTATCAACACTCGCGTTCCCCTGCGGAGTGCCGACGACCTCGGCTGCGATCGTAGCCGCGAGGGCAACGCCATGGTACCCGGCGATCCTCGCGATGATTGCATTTGTCCCAGCGTAGAACACCGTCGGCACGACGTCCCCGGCCTGCGCCCTGCGCCCGAAGATCGAGAGCGCGATCGTGCCTCCGGCTCCTGATACGATCGTATGGGGTAGGAGAACATCCCAATCCGGCGAAAACATAGTCGGCGCGTTCGTCGTTGCGTTTTTCCCGACGACGCAAACGTGATAGTGCCCAGCCGCAAACCCAGCCGGAAGGCTCGGGAAGACGTTCCCGCCGCTGCTCGACGAGGCGACCGACCCAGCCGCAACGAACGTCGGCACCTTTCCAACGGCCACGACACTGAACGCCTCGCCCGACGCGATCCCGCCAGCGCTAACAAGGAATCCGCCGAGCGACCCGGCCCCGAACAATTCAGCCGAAACGATTCCGCCAGCCACAGAAAGCAAGCGTTTGACCGACGCCGATCCGAATGCCTCCGCGCTCGCGAGACCACCAACCAACGAGACCCCAAGCGAAATTGTAGCAATGCCAACCGCAAACGCCGATGCGATCCCGCCGCCAGACGGGAGCGAATGGTTGACCTTCTCCGCGCCGACTGCCTCGCCAGTCGCGATCCCACTCGCGCCGGAAAGATTCTGGACGACGAGTTCCTTGAACACAACAAACGACGACGCGTAGTCCCCAATGATCGTCGTCGGATTGCTCGTCTGCGCCGTCGAGGTGACGATCCGGAACTCGCCGAACGCTGACTGATTCGATGCCGGGAGCCCGCCCGTCATCTGGCCACGCGTGACTTCCGTGAAGTTCGTCGTCGGCGTGAATGCGATCGCCGTCGTCGTCTCGCCAGCAATCGCCCGGAAGAACAGATACTCGTTTGACGGGAGCGTCGCAGTCGTCATCGACCCAACGTCTAGAACGTCGTTCGGTAGATCCGCCGCGTCAACAATACTGATCAGCGACCCCGAGGCCATGGTGAACTCTTGAGCCGAAATCGCCTTCGCCGTGATCGTGTTCGCGAACGTGACAGTGATCGTCCCGCCGCTGGCGATCTGGTTGACAAGTTTCGAGTACCAGAACGAGAGAGTCGTCCCGGCGTTCGCGGCACCCTGCGCGTTACAGAACTCGCGCGCCTTCGTCCACGTGTTCCCGCCTGCGGAATCGGCGATCGAGGAAACTTCGGATGTATTCCCGTCGGCCGTCGCGACGTTGTCCGAAGCGATGACCAGGAACACGACGTTCCCGGCCTCGGCCGTCGCGGTCGTCGTCAGGACAAGGGTCGTCCCCGACGCCTTGCTATTCCCGACACCGATTGATCCGGCGCTACCCCAAGACAACTACGGCCTCAGCCCATTCTTCTTGCGCCATTTTGAATCGATCCACGGATCAACGTACCGAAGGACTAAGTAAAACAATCCGACACCGAGGATCGATACAACCGTACCCCAGAGCAAATCTTCTCTCAGGAGGTTCGCAATGAACGGTGTGGAAGCCATTATCGCCTCGGTCCTACAGCTTGAAAATCTTGTTCGCGCCGTTGTCCCACGCGACGATGATGTCTCCGCCGCTCGGAGTAACGGGGAGCCCCGTCGCGTTGTCGATGTACGCGATCAATCGCGATGTCGACTCCGTGCCAGTGTCCTTGTAGAGCACGAGTGCCTCGCACTGATCGCCCGAGACCGCAGAGAACGTGACGTCGTCCGCGTCCGCGACGCCGAGCGTCACGGTCTTTCCAGAGAGCGCCGACGACGTGGCGACGCGGGCCGCGCCTGGGATGTCGTCGAGGTTGTCGTGGACGTCGATCGACACCGTGTAATCCGCCGCATCGATCAGGACCGCCTTGATCGTGTTCGTGTCCCAGTCGATCGAGCCGTCGAGGAATCCCTCGCGGCCCTTTCCGTAAAGCGCTGTTGCCATTTTCTAGCTCCCTTCTAGCTTTTTGACTTCTTTGTTTCCCTGGTTCTCCGGACGTCCTCCAGGGGGAACCGATCCCCCGACGGCCGGGGCCTTCGGTTCGTCGGCCGCGGCGTTGTGGTCCGCAAGAATCTTCTCGGCTTCGATCTCGACCGAATCGATCTGTCCTTTCGCAAGACCCATCACGATCGCCATGAACGTCTTCGCCGGCATCACGCGCGAGATCCCACCTTCGATATAGTTCCGGAGCGCGACAGACCTACGAACGCCGACGTTTGCGGCATCGGATTCCGAAACAACCGAACGATCGGGCCAGACGACATCGTATTCCCCCGTCGACGGCTTCCTTACTACCCGGTAGTCGATCATCCGATCCCAGAACTGGCGGACGATTTCCGGTTCACAAAACTCGAGTTGCCGTTCGCCGATGATATCGTTCCAGTGTTCATCATCCTGCTTCGACGACATCTCGCCCCGCTCGGACCCCATCATGATTCGTTTCGGAATCCGAACCGACCCCGCGACCATATTCATCTCTGTCGAGACGATATTCGTCGGGTCGGCGATCTGCTGTTGCATCCCCTCGACCGTGATCCCTTTTGTTCTGAGATACCGCTGGAAACCGTGCATGTATCGTAGGATTTGGTCCTCGAGGTCCGCCTTATCCTGCGCCCCAAATTCGCTGTCGGCGTCAGCTTTGAACGCGTAACCCGGAAAACCCGCCCGCCAAAATCCTTCCGCCGACGCCCCAAGGACCTTATCAATGTCCATCAACCGATTCCAGGGGGCCTCAAGTTTCGGCGTCCCTTCGGACTCGTCCTCGAATCGGTCTTCGACGATGTGGATAATCCGAGACCAATGAACTGTAAATGGCGAAGGTGCGCCGTTCGGATTCCGTTTCGCGATCCGGTACATTAAAGGGAGCGCGTACCGCGCGTCTCCGGTGTTCTCAACGTAAGTCGAGATTTTGAGATCGCCTTCGGTGTACGGCATCACATACAGAAGGTCGCGATTCGTTTTCGTCGCGACCGGCATTCCAGGGGGACCGCCCTTTTTGTCGAAACCAAGGAAGATCCCGGAGAACCGTCCGAGTGACGCCATCCGATCTGCCCGCGAAAAGTACGACGGGAGCTTCAACCGTTGGGACAAGAGTTCGACTTGCTTCTCGAAAATCGTCTTCTTGTGCCCCGGCGGAAGGTCGCGTTCAACGATTCCCGGCGGCTTCTCCCACGACGCTCGCGCGGGCGCATCAATGATTGCTTTTGAGATATCGCCGCGCTTATACCGCTCGCGAAAGTCACGGAATTCTAGAGCTGGAGGATAACCAAGAGCCTCGTACTCGTCGCGCGCTCCGTCGTACGACTTCCCGATCCGCCGCGCGACTTCCATCCGGCCAAACGCGTCCATCGCGACGATCATCGCTTTCGCTTCGCGTTTCGTAAGCCGTCCGCCGGACTCGACACGGACGCCGTCCTTCGTCGATACGGCGTTTACGACTTCCTTCGTTTTTCCTCGAGGCATTTCCTACCTCCGGCCGCCTGCCTGACTCGCTTCGCTCGTCATGCCCGGTCGGTAACGAAGTAGCCTTCGGCTACCACGTTCCCGACCGCTTAGTTTTTCCGACTGCGAAAATCGCCCCGGACGTCGAGTCGGCCATGTCCGACTTACACGCGTCGGTCCCGTCGAAGTTCTCTTGTTGCCGTATCCACGGCTCGTTCCATGGGGCTTTGACTACGTACACCATCCCCGCTTGGGCCGCGTCGGCGAATACCTTATACCTCGTCCCCTTCGATTCGCGAACATTATTTGCTCTCGCAGAGAATCCGAGTCCGATAAGGATTCGGACGAGATCCTCCGCTTCGAACTTTCCGGCTTGCCCCGGGTCCTGCTCCGCCCATTGCGTAACGGCGTGCCCGTCGGTTTCGGCCGTTACCTTAATCGCGGCGCGGACACCCTGCGGGTCTTTCCAGAAGTTCGTAACGTCGAGGACATAGAATTTGACGTCCGCCGAACCTATTTTCCCGGTCCGCCCGATTTTTACGCTAGCGGTCGCCGAACCCTTCTTCCGTTTTCCTCGTTCCTCGGCTGTCGCGGCGCGGTCCCAGTACCGGGCGACGGCATCGAACTGTTTTGGGACGTCGCGCGGCTCGACGAACTTTCCGTCAAGCCACTCTCTCCGGAAGAATGTCCCGGCCGTTTCGCGGGCGTTCCAGTTTCCATACAACAGTCTCTGCTTTTCTACAGGGAGAAGAGCTTCCAATTTCGCAAGGTAATCCGGGTCCTCTTCCATAAGGATCGGATTGTCTTGAAGTTTCCCTGGAATAAACGTGAACGACAACGGCCGGGAATTTTCGAAACGAGACATCATCTCATCCTTCGAAAAACCCCAATGAGCGACGTCGTCACGAACGACCATCCATCGAAGGATGCCGGACCGGGAAAGAATCGGAAGGCCCGTGTCGTTATCGAGCCACCATTCCAGGAGAGGACGAAGGAATGAATCGGGGTCCGGGTTACACGTTCCGCGTATGTAAGGCCGGACGCCACAGGTGCTACGATTTCGAGACAGCATGTAGAAGAACTGTTTCTTCGTGAACGATTCGAGCTGGTCGAATCCTATGAACGGGATTTGGCTAGAGTCGAAGTTGAAACGGTCTTTCTCGTGTTCCATGTGATACATGCTGAAGGTGACGCCGCTTGGGAAGTTCCATTCGAGGGTTGACTTCGGGACACCGCCGACCAGGGGATACAATTTTTCCGAGGTGTCCCAGATTCCGCCCTCGACCGTGATTTGGGGGGACGTGCGGCGGAAGAAGACTGCGCCGAAGCCTTTTCGATGGAAATGTCTTAACGGTTCCATCAGCAAGGCCCACGTTTTGCCCGCCCCGGCCGCGCCGCCATATATAGCGATGTCGGCGGACGTAGCCAGGAAAGCTTCTTGTGGGCCGGGTTGGGGGCGGATTTCTAACTGAGTTGGATGTTGGGATTGGCGTGGGGGGAGTTTTGTTGCGGTTGTGAGAGGCATGTGTGGATTAAACGTGTACCACGGATTGGGGAAAAATGTAAACGAGGAAGATGGGAATAGCTATAGAGACTCTGGATCCAGGAACCTAGAAATTCTTCCGAGGCGCTTGCCGCCGTTCCGCGCGCGTCGGAAACCGTCGGACGGGCACCGGCCCGCCGAAACGACGCGACGGGATCGCCGGGGGTGTCCCCGGATCGAAACGGTATACGGACGTTCCGATTATTTTACACCGGGGGCCGAAACCGATACGATTTACGTTTACACCCGACGCGGAATATCGTATAATTCGGTCGTTCGGAACGCGCGGGCGGGGAATCCACCCCGACGCGACGGGATCGGACGGGGGATAATCCGGTGTCGAAAACGAAACGGAACGACGGGGCGGGGACGACGGGAAACGCGGCGGATTCGGTCGTCGCGAACGAAAACGCGAACGCGGCGGAACGACCGATCCGGGCGACGAAATACGGACGGTTACGCGCGGCGATCCGGGAACGGGGTTCGATTACGATCGCGGACGCGATCGTCGCGTCCGGGTTCGACGCGAATAACGTCCGCGTCGCGTTCGCGATTTTACGGAATCCGGTTCGGTCGCGCGGCGCGAATTACGTCGCGACGACGTACGACCGCGCGACGAAAACGTATACGATCGTCCGCGACGCGGACGGTATCGAATCGGTCGATTCGACCGAACCGGCGGACGCGATCGTCCGATAACCCGAACGCGACCGATCCCGCCCCGTACGGGGCGGGACGGTCCCCCGATCGCCCGCGCGTCGGACGATCGGGGGACCGGGGACGACGGCGGGGATTCCCCCCGCGCCGATCCGCCGATCCGGGGGTTATACGGTGGAACGAAATAACGGGGGTGCGCGGTACGACGACGACGGAATCGCGTTCGGCGATTTATTCGCCGGAACGACGTTCGCGATTCCGACGGTGGACGCGAACGACGACGACGATTCGGACGCGACGATCGCGATCCGCGACGGACGGTTTTTCGACGTTCGGACGGGGCGGGAATACGATCGGTTCGCCCGGACGATCCGAACGCCCGGCGACCGGTAAACGGGACGGAACGACGGGGGCCGATCGGCCCCCGTCGGGCGGTATCGGCCCCCGGAATATCGGGGGCCGATCCGCACCCCCTAAACCTCGGCCTACCGCGCTCCATCGCCCATTCCACGCATCCGCTCGCCTCGCCTCGCCTCGCCTCGGCACGTCCTCCCGCAACGCTTCGCTCCGTCGGCCTCGGCGCGCGCTCCGCTCCCCCCGGCTCGCCTTCGCTCATTCTAGCGCTCATTGCGCAATTTCTTTCGCTCTCCTTCCTGCGCAACTTTCTCTTCTCCCTTCGCTACCTATTTGCGCAATCTTTTGCGCAGTTTTTTGCGATCTATTTTAGGCCTAATTGCGCAGTTCTCTCCGCTCCCTACCTACGGAGATTGCGCAGTTCATTCAGCGCAATTTAGTACGCTTTCCTACCTACGGAGATTCCTCCGTTCATTCCTAGAAGACCTTGCGCAGCCCCCCAATACTTATTTTCATTAGCGCGATCTTTAGTATTTACAAAGATGACTAAACGTCGTATCGTTATTCCGATCGGTACGGTGTCTTCGGAACGACCGACGAACCGAAACCGGATCTACGAAGGGGGCAACGATGATCTACGACGAAAACGACGAAGAACTCAATAGGGCCCTCGATCGGATCGCCGATTTTATTTGCGGTGCTCGGATCGGGTTCGGGAATCTCGGATTAGGTCACGACGATTTCCCCGAGACCCTCGAACGGGACCGGGTAATCTCCGTAGCCGCCTCGGTTCCGGAAACGACGAACGATCTTCTTGCGGAACGCGCCGACGATAACGATTCCGAGGCGCTCGAAGAACTCCAACGGCGAAGCGACCTAATCCGAACCGCGTTTGGTCTCGAACCGGAACGGTAGATTTGGGACTTCGAAACGAACGCGCCGCCCCGATAGAAACTACGGACCCCGCCCGAAAACGGACGGGGTCTTTTTGTGGTCTCTCCCGCCCCACGCCGATTAGCGCTAACAGGCTACGCCACAAGCGATCTCTTCTACCTCCATTGCGCAGTTTTCCCAGACCTTTTTTGAGGCCTCATCTACCTCGGAAAATAGCCTCGCAATTCTTATTTTCATTAGTGCCGTCTTTAGTATTTACAAAGATCGCAAAAGATCGTACGATTTTACCGATCGGTCCGTCCGCTCCGGGATATACCGGACGACGGGAACGGGTCAACGGAGGAAACAACGATGGAACCTAACGACGAAACCAAACGGCTTCGGTGGAACGCAATTTGGAAAATCGGATCGTCGCTAAATCCTGAGTTTTGCGAAGCCGACGACGATCACCCGATCAACGAAGTTACAAAACATCTTTCGATTCCGGATCTCGAACGGGTCGCTTCGTTCTTGGATCAATTTCCTCGGATCGTCGAACACTCAATCAACGGGAGAACTTTCTACGAGTTCGTCGGCGCGGCCGATATCGACTTCGACCACGCGCACGACGGGCTTAGAATGGAGATTTGGAAAATCCGATACCGCGCGATCCTAACGACAATCGTCGCGCTCGCGCTTTCAGCTTAACCCAAAACCCTCGGCCCTAACCGGCCGAGTAATGAATCGGCCGGTTAGGGCCGAACGGAGGAAACAACGATGACTAACGAACAACGTCGGGAACTCCAAAACAAAATCATGAACTACGCATTCGGCACCGCCGAAGGAATCGTCGATATCTACGACGACCGAATCGACAAAGGCAACGAAGTCATCACCGGGCTCCTCGAGTACTCTAACGCGGCGCTCGAAAAAATCGCGGAGTTCATCAACACTCACGAGAACCTCGACGCACCGTTCCCTAACGACGACCACAACAGCACGGTCCACATCATCGAAGTCGAATCGCGAACAAATTGGTTGATCCAATCAATCTTCACAACGATCAACGAACCCGTCGACTTCGAAAAATACCTTTAACCAACGAACCCTCAGCCCTAACCGGCCGGGAGTTCTTTGTTGCATCTCCCACGTCGCTCGGTCTGAGCGCTAACAGTACTCGGTCCGAGCGCCTCCGGCCTAGCGCAACATGCGCAGGATTCCTAAGCCTTTCCCTAGGCCTCCTCGGAGCGCTGCCCCGCAATTCTTATTTTCATTAGTCGTAAAATAGGTATTTACAAAGCGGTATCGGAGATGGTATTATTCTTTTGTTCGGATCGGACGCGGTCGAGGAAACTCCCCGACGCGGACCGAGGCCGAGAACGAAGGATTCAAAAATGTCGAAGCACAAGGCCAAAGTAAGGAAGATCGCCCGCGGCGTCTCCGGACGCGACGCGAGCGCCAACATCACGGCCAACGCGCCGACGACGGAGTCTAAGGCGAAGGCCCCAAAGGTTCCAAAGCCGCCCCGCGTCACGAAGTACGGACGCCTCCGCGCCGCGATCCGGGAGCGGAAGTCCCTCACCCTCGCCGACGCGGTCAAGGCTTCAGGGTTCGACGAAGCAAACGTCCGGGTCGCATTTGGAATCATGCGCAACAAGATGAGGTCGAAGGGCGAAGCGTTCGTCGCGACGACCTACGACCGGTCGACGAAGACGTGGACACTCGTCGAAGACGGAGTCGTCGTCGCCGACGTCAAGGATCTCGCGACGGTAAACGCGTAGCAAAGCAAACCAAAACGCGGGCCGAGGATTCTCGGTCCGCGTTCCTTCTTTCCTAAGGAGAAAAGATGAAGTCCAGGAAAACCGAAACCGAATACTACGAAACGATCGCCGAGATCGACACGATGATCCAAAACGCCGAAAATGTTGAGATCAAGAACCTCTCTAACCCCAAGATCGCTCGGGACAACCTCGAGTTCATCTACAACATCCTCGCTCGGAACACCGCGGAGTGGGACGTCGAAGCCGCGATCGTCGCGCTTAACAACCTCGCCCGATTCATCGACCACGCGGCCTACGACCACGGTAGGAACGGCCGATAACCACGAAGCCCGTTGGGTATATATACCCAACGGGCTTTTTCTTAGGCCTTGGACCGAGCGCTAACAGTACTCGAAAACCTCGTAGGACCCCAGAGATCTAGCCTAGAACCTAGAGAAAAGCCATCTGCCAGCGGAGATATGCGCAGGATTTCTAGGGGATTATTCTTGCGAATTTTGTTCGCGGTCCGAGATTACGCGATTTTGTTCCTCGATTTCAACCTCGAGAAGCGGGTCGCGCTTGTTCTCGGGAATATACATCTGGATAGCCATCGCAATCGGGCCACCGTTTGGGCCGGAGATCTCGGAGCGGTCACGATATTTTGCGCGATGAGCAGCCAGGAGCTTCATCAACATCCCATCCGAGTATCTCTGGACGTGACCGCAGATAACTCCCTGATAAAACACGGGCTCCGCGACACCGTTCAGCGCACGGTTCTTGCATTCATCCTCGAGGACGTCGATCCCTCGATCAACGCACTTGTCCCAAGCAGCAGTGAACTCTGGGTCCTCGTCTCGATACCTATAAGCCGCGGTCCTCGTTATTCCAGCTTCTCTACAAGCCCGATCAACGATTCCCCCGTTATCATGAAGGGAGGACAGGAAGGAAATCGCTTTCTTCAATGTCACGGCAGGTTCGTCGATGCCGGGACGCCAACCTCCAGGGAACTTGAACCCCGCGTTCACGCGATCGCGCACCGCTCCTGGCTTCCTGGTTCTCACATCAGGCCTATCCAACGTAGCTACATTGTTGGCCCCCCCAACCGGCTTTCCAGTAGGCTTTCGCATATCAAAATTCATTATACAGGTTCTGGCTTCTCGATCCATGCTCTTACAACCAAATGATAGCCCTCCCATAAACCAGGGGAAAGAACGCCCTTCTAGCCATATACTCCTCTACAGGGAGAACCGCCCAATTTCTTACCACTTCCTTATAAGGAGGCTGGAGCCAACTTCGTTTCATTCTTTCTTTTGGTCTATATCGCAGGAGGGGTAAGGCATCACATGCATCACATGAGACGTACCATATGAAGCCGATGTGATGCCATCTAAGTCGTTACAGGTAAACGAAAGCATCACATGCATCGGTCCTAGAGGTGCAGAAATTGGTTTCAAAATCAATCTTGAAAAAAACTGTATATAAGGGGCAGTGGTAAGTTTTCGACCTCTAAGTCGTTTGTTTTTACGGCTTTGGTAAGCATCGGACGAACCAACCGACCCGATGCCATGTGATGCCAAAATCCGTAACGTCCACCCTGGCAATACCTTACCGCGGCATCGGAAGAACGACTTTAATGAGAACGTCCGATGCATGTGATGCCGACTTTGTAGATAACCCAAAAACCTCCCGAATCTGCGTCCCTTTATAAGGACACCTTCTTCCTTAACCCAAATCCGTTCCCGTGCCAACTCTTCCCCCAGAATCTCATTCTTCACAGCCGTTTTCGCTTGCTTCCCTGGTAACTTCCTTACCACTAGCCCCTTTTGCCCTCCCAAAAACATCAAAACTTATTTTCGAAACTCATCGAATCGGCCGATAATAAGGATTTACAAGAGCGATATATAGGTGTTACGATCCGGGGGTCGATCGGGAACGGCTCGAGAAAACCTCGCGCGTCCCCCGGATCGAAACCAACGGAGGATATGATGCACGCTTCGATCACGGCCGCTCCGCGGACCCGGCACTATCATGCAATCGCCGGGCTTCGAGGATGCATACCGAACTACTCCGAGAAATTGGGTTCGTACCGCGAGGCTGTCGACGACCTCGCAAACCTCCACGAACTCGGCCACACGAGGAAAGCGAAGCTCGCCCGCGCCGGGTACCTTGATTTGAACCTCGGCTGCGACGAGAACCCCTACGCCGAAATCATCGAATGCGACCGGGGGGACTGCGTCTCGGACGATCCCGAGTATGCTCCCCTGGAACCAGACGACGATGACGACATCCATTTGCTAGTCGATCGGCTCCGGACCGAGGTCCTCGACGGCCCCGCCGTCTTCGCCGACTACCGTTCCGTCAGGATCGAGCCACAATGACCTCCGCCCAAAAAATCGATCTCTTGATCGAAAAATATGGGCTCGAAGAAATCCTTCGTCGAATCGCGAAAGTCCGCGACGCCATAGGAAGAAAAGTTGTCTTGAACGCCGACGCGATCGAAATCATCTGCAGGCAAGAGGAAGGGGGTTATATGATTCCTACCCCAGATGGCTGGATCGAAGCGTTCGGTCCTGACACCTCCGTCGAGATCGAGCCACAATGACCGAGAAAAAGAAAACCTGGGCGGTCGATATCACGATTATCGTCGAGGCGGCGTCCGCTAAAGAGGCCGGGCGCCTGGCGAATCAATACGTCGCCGAGGGCCAGACAAACTCCGAGTATGACGATATCCTGGTCAAAACAAAATCTATTTCTAAACCCGAGGAACTTCGATGATTGACCCTCCTTGCGAACCCGATTCTCCCTGGCCCCCGGATCTAGAAGGAGATATTTGATGTTCGATGACGACGACCGATCTGACTTCGCCGACCCCGGAGGCCGTTCGGCCCTCCGCGCGGCGACGAAGCGTAACCCAAGAAACCCCCCGTGCCCGAATTGCGGGGCAAAGAACGTCTTAACTCCTGCCGACGTAGCGCATGGGGAGTCGGTAAATTCTGGGCGTGTCGCCGTTCTTCCGATCGACAGGGGCAGAGGGGAGAAAAACGCTGACTTAATCCTCCGTTCAGTCAACGCGGCCGGAGTTATGGCAAAAGTATTGGAAAAACTCCTCCGTGTAATATCTCTTCCTTGTAATAATAAAGAACGAGAAGCGGTAGGCTTAGCAAAAAACGCTCTTAATCTTTGGAAGGGAGAACGATGACAACGACAATTGACCCAAGCGAAGACCCAATGTCCGTAGCAAAATCGGTCTTTCCGAATCCAACCAACGAACAATACATTTCCGCCGCCGCCGACGAGTACCATCGCAACGGAGAAGTCGAAGTTGAAGACTACGCGTTCGATGACACAGAGGTCGTCTCCCGTTCCGACGGCGGCGCATACGTCCGCGCCTGGGTCTGGGTGCCGGACGAGTCCGCGTTCTTGAAAGGAACCCGGAATCGTCCGTTGGGGGGAGGGGCCGAAAACTCGACCGAGTCCGATGACTCCGTCGTCGCTCGGCTCGAAGCGACACAGGAAAGAGGACAAACGTGAAATACGTTGTCGGAAAATCGTGCGTTTGGATCGTCGGCGGTATCTGGATGCCGTACGGCGCGAGGGCCGCAATGGAAAAGGTCCTCGACAAATGCGATATCGAGAACATCCGCGACCGCGAAGGCCGCGGAGACAGCAAGATCACAAGAGAAGACGTCGAGGACTGGGTGTCGGTGAACTCCGGCGATTTCTCCTCGATCCTAGGGTTCGCCGCCTCGATTGAGGACGGCGAGAATACCCTCGATTTCCCCTGGATCATCGAACTCATCGAGCTCGCATATAACGATTGCATGTCAGATTCTTTCCCGGGCGAGGACTACTAAACCTTAACGAAAGGAAAAGCTAAATGGATACAAAACAACTCCGCGCCCTTCTCGAAATCCTCGAAGGTTCCTCGGTTCCGATTCCTGGATCCAGGCGCCATCCGTTCGAGATCGGGAAGGCTTACTTCTGGCGGACGGTCACATATCACCTGACCGGCCGAGTTGTAGCGATCGATGGGGACTGGTTGACCCTCGACGATGCCGCATGGATCGCCGATAGCGGCCGGTATGCGCAAACCGTCGAGAATGGTACCGTGTCCGAAGTCGAGCCGATCGGTCGCGCGTTCCTGAACGTCTCGTGCGCCACGGACTCGTTCGAGTGGAAGGGAACGCTTCCGAAAGCCCAGAAATGACCCCCGCGGTCGCTCTGATAGGGTCGAAGTCGGAGTCGAAGTCGTGGTCGGAGTCGAAGTCGGAGTCGAAGTCGTGGTCGGAGTCGTGGTCGGGGTCGAAGTCGTGGTCGGGGTCGAAGTCGTGGTCGGGGTCGAAGTCGTGGTCGGGGTCGGGGTCGAAGTCGGGGTCGGGGTCGGGGTCGAGGTCGAAGTAGTGACGTCTCCTATCTCTCGCTCAAGATCCAGAACCGCCTGGACCCAAGAAAAAGGAGACAAGTATGAAGTGACAGGGGTTCTCCGAAACGGCCGAAGGTTCAAGAAGATCTCGTTCGCAAGATACGATTGGGCCGAGGCGATCAACCTCTGGCGCGGGTCTCGGTGGCTCGTCCGAGGAGGAAAAAGGTACCTAATCGAAAGGGTCGTGAACTAATGAAACCCCTGGATTCGTCGTTGTTCAAGATCCATCGTTGTGGTTGCCGCTGGTACCCGCACGCGGAGTTGTTACTCGAATGCCCATCGCACGCGCTATCGTCGGCGGGCGTCCGTCGCCCCGCGCGACCCATTGACCCGGCCGAGAATCGGCGTGTGGCCCCGTCGGAACGCGCTAGGAACGCGGGCGACGGCCCCCGCGACTCGGTCGACAACGAAGAGGAAGATTTTCTCTTCGTTGTTGACCGAGAAAGGAGAGACTGATGTACTACGTCATCGACGAGAACGGAGCACCAATCATAGCGGGGACGTTCTCGACGCCGCTCCTAGCTGAGTACGCCGCGAGATCCTTCTTCGGCGACGAAGGTTGGAGGGTCGTTGGTGATGATGAAGAAGAGATCGAGCCGGCAGACGCCGACGCGATTGTGAACGAGGGGCACGGACAGGAGGATCAATGATCGTCAACAAGAAGGTAAACCTCGACCTAGTCGGCCTCGACGGGAACGCGTTCTTTCTTATGGGCGCGTTCACGAAGCAGGCCCGTCGAGAAGGCTGGACGGAGGAAGAAATCGACGTGGTGATGGAAGCCTGTCGGTCCTCCGACTACGATCACCTCCTTTCAACTCTTCTCGACCACACCGAACCGCGTGACCTCGGCGCTCCGGACTCGGGCGAGGACGATTGAGCGATGCGAAATCGTCCTCGCCCGTCCTCGCGAAGCGAGGAAGGAAGCAAAGGGGCAAAACAATGAAGAAAATGGACTTCGCCGGTCCCCCTCCGAAAGGTCCAGTGTCATCTTTCGTTGTCGCCGAACTTTGCCGAAGCGGAGTTCCCGAATCGGCATCGAGCACGATATCGTTAGGTATCGAGATCGATGCTTCAGAAATAGCAATCATTTTCGGAACGCGAGACGAAGTCGCTTGGTTCCGCGTCCGAATCGACGATCAACAATTCGACGTCACGATAGCTGAATCGACCGGCCGAAGCGACCTAGGAAGGAGGACCGGGTGAAGCCGTGGTTCGTATACCGCGTTACTCGGCTCGGCCCCCGGTGTTGGGAAGTCGCTTGTTACTCCGAACTCACTAGCGACAAGAAAGAAGTCGAAAATGTCTTTCCCTACGCGTCGACCGCTCGCGCGCTATCCAAGAAGCTAAACCGAAAACTTCATAAACGAGGAGGAAACGAAGGATGAGAACAAAGGTCATCAAACATCCGACGCCGAAGTTCAACGTCGGCGATGAAGTCGAAGCGTTTGACGGCCGGTCTTGGCTCGCCGGGACGGTTGTCTTGCTCCAACCGAAAGAATCGAACTCAATCGAGGTCCTCGACAAGGCCCTCGGTTTTGAGTTTCTCGTTCACTGGTCTCGGGTCCGCCGCCCAGAAGGGGGGAATCAATGAACGTCACGAAGCTCCGCGCGATCCAAAAAGCAATCCGGGAAGAGCCAAGAAAACTTCAGATGGAGGAATGGTTCATCGACGCCAGCAAAATCTCCGTCCTCACCGATCGCCCTCCATGCGGAACAGCCGCTTGTATCGCGGGTCTCGCGTGTATCCTTGACGAAGGGGAATTCACGAGGGACTTCGGAGGGGAAACCCCGAGCCTTGCTCGTGATATCCTCGACCTGACCGAGGGACAGTCCAATCGGTTGTTCTTCACGGCTTCTTGGCCGATGCACATCGAACAAGCGTACAAGAACGCCGATTCCCCTGAAGAACGGGCCGAAGCCGCGTGCGCGGCGATCGACTGGCTAATCGAGAACCCTAGCCCCGATCCGGGGGAAGAAGACGAAGAAGACGAAGAAGACGACGGCGATAATTAGTCGCCGCGAGCCGAATAAAGATATTTACAATGCGGAACAGGAGATCGTACGATAAACGGGTCGGTCAAGCGCGGTGCCGGAAACGCTGGTGGAACCGCAAAATAACGAGGCCGCGCCTAACTCCGGTACTGGTAGGAGATTAGGTCCAGAGTTTTCCTTGGGGTCGGATAAAACCTTCGGGAAAGGATAAAGTGAAGCGGCTTCTATTTTTCCGTCCATCGAAAAGGGAGGATTCTCCATGAAGAACATCGAAACGAAAGTCTCCGGAAATATCCTCACGATCACGGTCGACCTTTCGAAGACGTTCGGCGCGTCGTCGAGCGGGAAGTCGATTATCGTCGCATCGACTGAAGGAAACGTCCGGCTCGAAGACCCGGCCGGATCGGTCCTCGGAATGAACGTCTATCGGAAAGCCTAGGCCGTGCATTTCCACGCGGAGGTGTGGTTTCACGAAAAACCGGCCCATCTCGACAAGGCTGTCTCCGAGGCGATGGCTCCGTACAAGGAGGGGGAGGAAGAGGAAAATCCCCGAGGGTTCTTCGACTGGTGGCAGATCGGCGGACGCTGGACAGGAAAGCACGACCCGTCCTATAATCCACAAACCGATCCCGAGAATATCGAGACGTGTGATTTGTGCGCCGGGACCGGTTTCCGTCGAGACGATGTCGGAATCAATAGTCTGAAGTCGACTCCAACATACACGTGCAACGGATGCGGGACGTACGATCAAGAGAAGAAGTCCTGGGTCCATGGCCCTTTAGGCCCCGGCCGAAGGACGAAGTGGCCGAGCCAGTGGCGTAGGTTCGAGGGGGACGTCGCCCCCCTGGAAACCGTACCCGACGACCTCGAATGCTATACAATTATAGGTCCCGGGTTCGCTGAGCATGAGGAAACGGGGAAGTTAAAGTCGGTCCCGGTGAAGAAGTTCCTCTCCGACCGGGGGATCACGGACGGCTGGCTCGTTACGGTCGACTACCATGTCTAGGGAACCCGCCGAAGAATTCCAGGGTTTCCTCGTCCTTAAGCCGTCGGAACTCCGGTACCTCCGGGAGGTCCTCGCGACGGTCCAGGAGAGGACGTCGTTCCCCGCGCGGGGGCTTGACGATCTCGTCGAGCGTGTCGATCGCGCCGTCGATCGGCTCAACCGGAAGGAAGCTAAGGCTAAGAAGAAATGACTCCTCCCCGCGTGCATTCTGATTCTGAGAAGGTGATCAACAAAATCCGTAAGCTGTTGAACTTAGCAGCCGAGGGAAACGGCGCGACCGCCGAGGAAGCTGCGTCTGCCGCCGCGAAGGCTCAAGAACTCCTCTTCGCCCATAACCTCGAAATGTCTCAGGTTTCTTCCCTGGACCCTGAGGCATACGAGAAAGATAAGTTCTCCCTCGGGAAGTATCAGGGAAACATCTCGTGGCGGCGGAAGTTGATGAACGTCGTCGTGCGGACGAACTTCGCGAGGTGCGTGTACGTCGAATCGACCGCCGACGTCTACCTGATCGGGAAGCCATCGAACGTCGAGGCCGTTAAGTATCTGTATGCGTATCTCTCGAGGGAAATCGAGAGGTTGATGAGGGAATACTGTAAAGACAAAGGATTCGGGGCGTCGGGGAAAGAGTCGTCGGCGTTCCTAATGGGCGCGATGTTCGCTGTCGCGAAGCGCCTCACTGACGAGTTCGATGCCAAGACGGAGCCGACCGCGACCGCAAACTCTCGAGCGTTAGTCGTTACGACCGGGAAAGAGCTCGACGTCGCTGTAAGAGAGTTGTTCGGCGCAACGAGAACCGGAAGGTCAGCCGGAACCCCCCGACATTCTCCCGCGTTCGAAGCGGGCGTCGTCGAAGGCCGGCAGATTCCAATCCGTCGGGGGATTGAGGCATCGAGTCCGAGTCGAGCGTGAGCGAGCTCGGATTCGATGCGGCGAAGTTAACAAAGGAGGAGAGATGAGCGACTATGACTCGAGTTTCGCCCGAGCTCAGAAGGCCTACGACAATCAACCTCCCCCGGAACTGTCGAAGCGTCAAGAAGAAGCCGCGGACGAAGCCGAAGAAGCCGCAGTCGAAGCGATCAACACGTTCCAGGAGGGCTTGTTCGGAAAGACCGACGTCGATCCGACAACGTCCTCCGAGTGGGAGAAATGGGTCACGCGGTTCGTCGACCAATGCCGAGACAAAGCGATCGATGCCGTAGGCGATCCAGGACCGGACCCCGAATGACTCTTCCGAGAAACGAGTGGCCGGATTGGGCGACGGAACATTTTCCGGAACACGGAAAGCCGTTCGACGTTCCTTAGTCCCCGATGATCCTGAAGCGGGCGTTTGCGATGCGCGTCCTCGCCGTCGCGACGACTCGAATCGAAGGAAAATGGTCCGCGTACATCGATGCGGTTCCAGGATACAATCATGATGCTGAATTTCTTCCGGTCCTTCAAGAAGGGGAAAAACTCTCCGAACCGATCGCTCGAATTATGTTTCCGGAGTTCAACCCGATTCCGTACGCGAGGTGATCCGATGAGAAAGTCGACCGTCTTGTTTATAATCGGAGTCGGGTTCCTGTTATCGGGCGTTTTTCTTGCCGCTCCGGGCCGTCGGGGCGCGGTCGGGGTCATCGCGATCTTCACCGGAATGGGGATAATTGGGACTTCCCTCAAGGACGGAGAATGACGTATATCGTCCTCGGCCGCGACGATAAGGGAACCGAAGCGTCGCTCCCCCTGGCCCGCGCGAACCGGCACGGGTTAATCGCTGGCGCTACGGGCGCGGGGAAGACCGTTTCGATGATGCGTCTCGTCGAAGGATTGTCGCGGGCCGGAGTCCCGACGTTTGTTCCCGATGTAAAGGGCGACGTTGCCGGAGTTTGCTCCGGTGCGCGACCGTTACCGACTGTGTTTTGGGACCCCGAAGGTAAGCGCGGCCATCCGTTCCGGGTGCCGGTCCGCCGGTTCGGGGCGGGGTTGTTCGCCCGCACGATCGGCGTCACGGGCGTTCAAGCCGACGTTCTCGGCGTCGCGTTTCGGTACGCCGCCGACGAAAACCTCCCTTTCGATACGTTGAAGGACGTACAAGAAGTCCTTCGGTCTGTCGACGAGGAACGGAAGTCTGTCTCGATCGATCACGGTCTCGTATCGAGCGCGACGGTTGCTGCGATCCGAAGGTCAATCGCTACGTTTGAAGCCGATGGCGGCGGATTGATTTTCGGACCGAAGTCGATCGCGCGGGACGACCTATTTCTACAGACCGATGACGAGCAAGGGTTCGTTACGGTCCTCGTCGCGGACAACCTCGTAAAGAACGCTCGGGTATACGCGACGGTGATGACGTGGATTCTTTCGGACTTGTACGAGAATCTCCCTGAAGTCGGGGACCTCGCGATTCCTAAACTCGCGATGTTTATTGATGAAGCATATCTCCTATTTGAAGACGCGCCGAGACCGCTCGTCGATCGGATAGGACGAATCGTAAGAATCATCCGGTCGAAGTCTGTCGGCGTCTGGTTCTGTACTCAGTCGCCAAGCGACTTACCGTCCGTCGTTCTCGGGCAGCTTGGTTCGCGGGTACAACATGCGATGCGGGCCGCGACGCCTAAAGATTGGCGCGCGATTAAGGCTGCGGCCGATACGATGCCGCGCGGGAAGAGCCTAGACCCAGCGACCGAAATCTCCGTCCTTCGAATCGGCCACGCGCTTGTTTCGTTTCTTGATGAACAGGGAAGCCCGACGCCGACGATAAAGGTAAGAGTCGATCCCCCCGAGTTTCGAGTCGGCGCGGTCGACGACCGGAGTCGCCAGGGGGTAGTCCGTAATTCCCCCCTGGCCTCCCGGTTCCGGCCGCGTTCGGACCCGCGACCCCCCGGCTTCGGCCGCACGAGGCCCGCAGAAACGCGGGGCGCGGACGAAGCCGCGGCGCGGTTCGGTCGGAACGCCGGGCGCGCGGTCGCTTCCGTCCTCCGATTCGTAAAAAAGAGTTTACAAAGACGCGGCGGTGGTGTAAACTTCCGTTCGTCCGCGAAAGGGGCGACGTGAAATACAAACAGAAAACGAAATCCTACGACCATCAAACCGAGTGCTTAAACCTTTCGTGGGATCGAAAGGCGTTCGGGATTTTTCTCGAACAAGGTCTCGGTAAAACGAAGATCGCTCTAGACACCGCCGGGCTTCTATTCGCTGCCGGCCGTATCGATGGGGTCCTCGTCGTCGCGCCGAAAGTCGTGTATCGGAACTGGCCCCGGGTCGAGATCCCTATTCATCTTGGGTGCGATTACAAAGTTCTCGAGTGGGACCCCGGGAAAGCGAAAACGGACCGTTGGCGGAAGGCTTGGAAAGAACTCCTAAAGTCGAAGGACCTCGCGATATTCTGTATTAATGTCGAAGCGTTTTCAAACCGGGGCCAAGCGTTCGACGCCGCCGAGAAGTTCCTCCTCGAGCGAAAGTCGCTGATGGTCGTCGACGAGTCGAGCCGAATCAAAAACCCGACGTCGCAGCGTACGCGCCGGGTGATCCTATTAGGGAAGCGCGCGAAGTTCCGGCGCGCGATGACCGGGACCCCGGTTACGCAGACGCCGTTTGACTTGTTCGCTCAGTTTCGATTCCTAGACCCGTCGGTGCTCGGTTTTACGTCGTTCTACGGGTTCAAACACCAGTACGGAGTGTTCGAGAAACAGTACACGCGGGCCGCGGGCGCTTCGAGAGCCTACGAGGAACTCGTTAAGTACGTCCGCCTCGACGAACTGAAGTCGAAGATTCAGAATCACTCTTACCGGAAAACGAAAGCCGAATGTCTCGATATCCCCGACAAGATCTACCAACGGGTCGCCGTTGAGATGACGCCGGAACAGAAGAAGATGTACGCCGACCTTATGAAGGACGGGGAAATCGTCTTCGACTCGTTCGAAGTTCTTGCTAACCTTCAAATCGTCCGGCTCCTTCGGTGCCAGCAAATTCTCGGAGGGTTCGTCCCGGCGACCGTCACGATCCAAGAAGGCGAAGTCGATCTCGACGCGATCGAAGTCGCGTATACCCCTGGAAAGATCGAAGTTAAGCCCGTTCCAGGGGGAAACCCGAAACTTGACGCGCTGATCGATCTTGTATCTGAGGACTATCCCGGGAAAGCGATTATCTGGGCTCGGTTCCGGACGGAGATTGAAGCGATAACGGTCGGGCTTAAAGAGAAGTTTGGAAGCGAGGCCGTTGTCGAACTTCATGGAGGGATTGTAGGGGATAAACGAGACTTCAACGTTCAGGCGTTCCAGGAAGACGTCCGCGTCCGGTTCCTCGTCGGGCAACAACAATCCGGAATCGGCGTCACCCTAACCGCGGCGGAGACGGTGTTCTATTACTCGAACACGTTCAGCTACGAGCAGCGGTATCAGTCCGAGGACCGCGCGCACCGGATCGGGACGAAGCATTCCGTGACGTACGTCGATCTCGAGTGCGCCGGGACGGTCGACGAAAGAATCCGAGACGTTCTTCTCGGGGCGAAGTCGCTAGCGGACGCGGTGATGAAGCCATGATTTCTCCCCGATTTATTCTCGATTTATCGTTCGTCATTCATGGGTTAGCAGGTTCCTTTTGTTTTGGTGTTTGGTTAATTTTTCAGGAAGACCGTGCTTGGAAAGCTTCAGTTCTATTCTTTCTCTCCTATATTGCGATGGAAGTTGGAAGCGGAAGATGAAAGCGGTTTCCCTGGTATTTCGATCCTTTCAGTTTGTCGGTGATGAATCGGTTGGGCATATCTCTGAGAACGTCGAAGTGTGGAGTCCTTCGGAATTACACGGGAAAGACCATTTCCACATTGAGACTAGTCTTGAGATCGGGAGTGTTCTTGTTGTTAACGCGAACGACAAAGACTTCCTGGAAGGGAGAAGAGGATGGGTCGAGATAACTGGGCGAGATGGGAAGGATGTGACACGATGACTAGCACCACAAACCAATCCTTCCTAACCCTCCTCGCCGATCTCAAGGCGAAGCTGAAGGCTGGGACTGACGGCGAGCGTCGCATTGGTCGTAAGGTTGGGCGCACGATCTACTCGAATGAAAGGCTTATCGACATGTTCGATCGGATCGAGGACGCTGATTGCGCCGTCTCGCTCCACAACTCCGCCGCTGCGCTGATCGAGTCGGCGGAGAGAGGGATGGAGGCCGAGAAGATGCTAGACGAGTGCGGTCAGTGGCTATCGGCGCTCGTGAAGTCGGGACGCCTGTCGGAGGACAAGTGCGAGCGCATTGTCGAGTTGCTGGAACGGATGCGCGTGTTACTTGGCCCCCAACCGCCGAGCGACCACAAGTGAGCCGGGCGAGGCGGATCGTAGAACGCACGGATCATGGCGTCACGATGACAACGGACGTTCGCGAAGCTGGCGTTCAGTACCGCGTTCTTGTCAACGGCGTCGTCGAGTGGGAGCGATGGGTTCCGTTCAAGCAGAAGAAGGCTCTACGGGCTGGCGGTTTCGGATTCGTCGCGGCGGCGCGGGAGCAAGAGCGCGTCGCAGCCGAGGCCAAACCCAAGTGAGCCGCCCTCGCCGGAAGATTCGACGACGCACGATGCGCATGGAGACGGTCGAAGTGGTGTCCATCTGTAAGAATAAGGAAAGAGGTAAGTGAGCAAGTACCTGAAACTCTACTCGCGTTTGTGTCCAGACGATCCGGTCGCGAGCGACCGGCTCGACCCGCGCCGTGCGGCGATCATCGCCGAAATGAAGGCCGTGTGCCGCGCCAAGACTGAGGCCGGGGCGATGTGTGTGATCGAATGGTGGGACTCATGGCGGAACAACGAGGAAGGCCTGCTAGAGTTTGTGCGAAAGGCCAGAAATGCCGCTGAGTAGAGAGCGGGCGATGGAGATTGCCGCGAGCGTTGTCAGCAAGTTTGAGTGGCCGGAGGAGACGGCCGCAGACAGGAGGCGCTCCATTATCGCCGACACCATCCTCACCGTGGACCGGGAGGCGATGGAGGACTTGAACGAAGCGATCCGTATTCTCTCTGGCGTCGTCGAGACAGCCGAGGAATCGCACGCTGAGCATGGACCAGGATGCTACATCAACGAGGCGCGCGACTGGTTGGCCGCCAGAAAGGAGACAACATGACCAAGCCGAGCAAGTACCCAGAGTGTGAGCGGCTTAGTGAGGCGGCGCCGCGCTCACAACTAATCGGCGAGTTTTTGGAATGGCTAGACGAGCAGGGTATCGTACTCGCCGCGTACGGGAAGAATCGGACCTGGCCCGATCCGATCTTAGATTCGCGCGAATCGATACTAGCGCGATTCTTCGGTATCGATCTAAAAAAGGTCGAGAAGGAGCGCATGGACATACTCAAGAGCCTCCAAACATGACCGAGCCGAGCGATCTGAAGGCGGATGCGCCGCAAGTTTTGGGCTGTCCGTTTTGCGGCGGGATGCCGTACCTGAACAACGGTTTCGTGCGCCCGTGGTGCGGCTGCCTTGGCCTTGCAAAAAACGCACGCTGGCCTGTCTATATCTGGAACATCCGCGCGCCTCGCGCGCTACCAGCGAGCGCCGCCGTCGAATTGCGTGAGGCGATCTACAAGAACACGCTCGAATCGATGCTTAAAATCCTCTCCCGCCACGGAATCGAGGTCGAGAGATGAGCGAGCCGAGCAAGTGGGCGAAGGAGAAAGCGCGCTTGATAATCGCCTCTATCGCTGCGCACGAACACAATCGACCAGTCGCAGCCGAGTGCGACATCTGCGTCGCTGTTGCAATCGCCGCCATCGATGCCGCGCGGATCGAAGGGCTGGAAATGGCGGCGAAGGTGGTAGACCAATACGATCCGACTGACATTGATGCAGTGCCTACCTATTGGTGGGAGACGGTTCCAGGGTTAGCTGCGGAAATCCGCGCCATAGCCGACAAGATCAGGGCGGGAGAGAAGTGACCAATTATAGTAGGAAAAGCCGTTATGTAAAATAGATGTTTACAGGTGCGGTCGAAAGATCGTACGATCCGATTCGGAGATAACGGGATAAGGAGGAAAACGATGAGGCTCCGAGATTTCAAGAAGCTTCTCGAGAAGGAAGAACTCAACGACGACCTGGAAGTAACTACGTCAAACGGAAAGGTCATCGACGTCGTAATCCAGAATTTCTCGGGAAGAGAGAACCTCGTTCTTATCGTCTCGAGTGGGAGCCACCAGTGAAAAAGAAGTTCCGGCTTCTCGTTCGTCGCGTCGATGAAGATAAGTGGTGGGTCGTGTTCACCGTTGCCGCCGCGATCGTCGTCGCGCTCGCCGCGAGGAACATGTGACCCCCCGGAAACCGAAACCCGAGAATCCGTGGCCGTTCGTCCTCGATCGGCCGCTTTTATCGCTTGATCTCGAGACGACGTCGGCGCGGCCTTGGGACGCGCGGATCGTCGAAATTGGAATCTATGGGATCTTTCCTAACGGCGACCCGATCGAATTCTGCCAACGCATCGATCCAATGGTGCCGATTGAACCGGGCGCGACGAAAGCTCATGGGATTTCCGACGACGATATTCGGGACCTTCCGAGGTTCGTCGACGTCGCCGCGGACTTAACCGACCTCGTGTCTGGAGCCGACGTCGTCGGGTACAACCTGATTTCATTCGATATCCCGGTGCTATCGGCCGAATACCGGCGGATCGGGCACTCCGAGTGGTTCCACGACTGGGCTGCGGCGACTCGGTTTATCGACGCATTCACGATTTTCCGGACGCGCGAGCCGAGGACTCTCGAAGCCGCTCACGCGCGGTACGTCGGCCCCGAATATCCAGGGAAGACCCACTCGGCGATTGATGACGCGCGGGCGACACTTGAGGTTCTTCGGGGACAACTGAAAGCTTACCCCGATATCCCCCTGATCCCTCGGTCGATTGCCGAGATGTTTCCGTCGGACCGGGTTGACGTCGACGGGAAGTTTAAGAAAAACGGCGCAGGGGAAACCGTCGTTGGGTTCGGAAAACACAACGGGAAACTTCTTTCGGTCGTCGTTAAGGAGGACCAGGGGTGGCTTGAATGGGTCGCCGGGCCGAAGACCGACTTCGCGCCGGACACGAAACGGATCGCTCGAGAAGCGATTGGAAAGGGGAAATAACTATGGCGAAGAAGTCCGCACTCGACTTCGAAGAAGATCGGTCGGTCGGGGTGACAGAAGAACTCCTCGGGCGACTTGCGACGATCGCCGTTGCGCAGCTCGCGGCCGAGGACGAAGTCTCGACGCTGTCGGAGAAGCTCGACGAGGCAAACGCGGTGCTCCGGATTATCCGGACGGAGGTCCTTCCGTCGTTGATGTTCGAGGCCGGGGTCGACTCGTTTACCCTGAAGAACGGGGCGAAGATCGACATCAAGAAAACGGTTAAGGCGTCAATTTCCGAGGACCGGAAGGAAAAAGCGTTCGCCTGGCTCCGGAAGAACGGCCACGGGTCGCTAATCAAGATGGAGGTCGTCGCGAAGTTCGGTCGCGGGGAAGAGTCCGCCGCGAAGATCCTTGACAAGGAACTCGAGAAGAAAGGGATCGTTCACGACCGGAAAGAGTCCGTCCACGGGCAGACGCTATCGGCGTTCGTTCGTGAGCAACTTGCGGACGGGACGGTCCTCCCGATGGAACTCCTCGGGGTGTTTCAGTACGACGAATCGATCATCACGCAGCCGAAGAAGTAACCCAAACAAAAGGAGAAAGAAACATGGCCCAGGCAGCGAAGAAGCCGTCTCCGAAAAACGACTCGAGGGCGGTTTCGAAGGCAGCAGATAAGGGCGTCCCGTCGACGGACGTGTTGTCGTTCGAGCGCGACGCGGGCGCGGGGCTCGAAGGGGCGGATCAGGATTGTTACGCCCAGCCGTTTTTGACGCTTCTCCAGAAGATGTCGCCCCAGGTCGACCGCGACTCGGACAAGTACATCAAGGGCGCGTCGGCCGGGGACTTCCTGAACGGGGCGACGGGGGAAGTGTACGACGGAAAGAAAGGCGTCGTTCTCGTTCCGGTACACTTCGAGAGGAAATACGTCGAATGGGGTCAGCGCGACGACGGCGGGGGATTCAAGGGATCGTACCGGCCCGATGAGATCAACCTCGCCGATTTGGAGCGGGACGATTCGGGGCGGTTTCAGAAGGGGGACAACTACCTCGCGGATACGAGGTACCACTACTGCATTCAGTTGACCCCTGACGGGCGGCGGAATATCGTTCTTTCGCTTACATCGACCCAGATCAAGAAGTCCCGGAACTGGGTGACGGCGATGTCAATGATTCGGTTCGAAGGGAAGAATGGGAAGCCGTTCTGCCCGCCGACGTTCGCGCACGCGTGGCGGATCACGACGGTCGCCGAGTCGAACGATAAGGGGTCCTGGCACGGCGTCAAGATCGAAAAGGAACGGGTCCTCGGGAAGGGCGACGAGGCGGTCGTGGCGGAAGCCCGGGCGCTTCAGGCTCTTGCGCGGGGCGGGCGGATTCGGGTCGACGAGGCCACGGATACGCAAGAAGTGGTTCACGCCGATAAGTTCTAGGTTCTGCGGCCCGTGGCGGGGATCGCGGATCGTTTCTACGAGAGGTTCCGTGGGCTCGAAAGGGCTCACGGGACTTATCTCGTCGGGACGAAAAAAGAAGGAAAACGGGGAAAGCTCGGGGGACGAGCGCAAACGATTAAAGAGAAGGCAACGGCGAAACACTGGGAATCGCATCTTGAGGGAAAGAAAGGAATCGGGATCGTTCCTATTCGAGACGACGGAACGTGCATATTCGGCGCGATCGACATTGACGTGTACGACTTAGACCTTTCGGCCTTAGAGAAGAAAATCGTCGAAGCCAGGTTCCCCCTGGTACCTTGCCAAACGAAATCAAAGGGGGCGCACCTTTACCTATTCTTCTCCGAACCGGCCCCGGCGGGGTTTGTCCGGGACCGGCTTGCGGAGTTCGCCGTCGTCCTCGGGTATATGTCGAGCGAGATATTCCCGAAACAGGCCGAACTCGCGGGCGACGATGATTGCGGATCGTGGATCAATATGCCGTACTTCGGCGGGGCTGAGACGACTCGGTATGCGATTCGGGGCGGGGAACCGCTACCGCCGGACGCGTTCCTCGACTACGCCGACGAGAAGGCGACGACAGTCGAGGCATTCGCGAGGATAAAGGTTCCGGAAGACCCGGACCTTGAAAGCGGCCCCCCATGCTTACAGCATCTCGCAAAAGTCGGGTTTCCGGAGGGGTCAAGAAACAAAGCGTTATTCAACCTCGGCGTATATTGCAAAAAGAGGTATGGGGACGCATGGCAAGAGAAACTCGGAGAATTGAACCGGAAGTATATGAAGCCCCCGCTCCCCGGGACCGAAGTTGAAGCGACGATAAAATCGCTAAGTCGGAAGGAATACCTTTACACGTGCAAGGACTCACCGATCGTTGAGGTGTGCAACCGGGCGATGTGTGTCCGGCGGAAGTTCGGGATTTCAGGATCGTCGACCGACCCCGGCGTGTCGCTCGACGGGCTAACGAAGATCCTTACAGACCCGCCGACTTGGATCATCAACGTCAATGGGAAACGGGTCCGGCTCGGGGAGGTCGAAATCCTTATGAGCCAGACCAAGTTCGTGAACGTCGTTGTCGAACAGACGAACCAGATGCAACGACGAATAAAGCGAGAATCGTGGGACGATATCATCGGGGGGCTTCTCGAAAAAGTCGAGGAAGTCCACGCCCCAGACGACGCGAGTACGGCGGGGCAGTTTCTATTTATGATGGAACAGTTCTGCGTCGACCGCGCCCCGGCGAAGGAAAAGTCCGATCTTCTCAGGGGGATGCCGTTCCAGGAAGACGGATTCGTGTACTTCCGGTCGAGCGACCTATTATCATTCATGGAAAAACGAAAACTTCGGGTGCATCCACGAGACGCGTGGAACTATCTCGTTAAAGCGAAAGCGAAAACGTCGGCGTTCAAAGTGAACGGTCGATTTGTCCGGTGTTGGGGGATACCGGCCCCGGCGAAGCAAGATGAACCGTTCGGGGTGCCCCCGATCGAAAAGAAGGAGGACTTCTAAAATGGGGAGGAACCGGATTCTCGATTACTCGAAGGTCGGGCCGAGGATGCGAAAGATGTACGAGAACGGCCTTAGCCTCCGAAAGATCGCGATCGAATTCAAGATCTCCCACTCGACGGTCAACAAGATCCTGTCGATTATGGGGGTCGATCGGCGCGACTCCGAAACGCATAAGGGCCGAAGGAAAATGAAGGATATCGTAGGGAAACGGTTCGGGAAACTTGTCGTCGTCGGCCGGGACGGGGACAAATATCCTCCCCTCTGGATCGTGTCGTGCGACTGCGGAAAGTCGAAGCGTTACACCCGGCCACAAATACTTGTTCGTCGATCGTGTGGTTGTGGGGCGAGGCAGTCGAGAAAATGAAGCGGACGTTGATTCTCGGAGGTCCCGGCGCGGGAAAGACGCACGCATTGATCGACGTCGCCCGGCGCGAGATCCGAGACGGGACGGACCCGGACCGGATTGCGTTCGTTTCGTTCACGAAGAAAGCAGTAACCGAGGCCCGGGACCGGGCGAAGAAGGACTTGTCCCTTGTCGATAACGATCTCCCGTACTTCCGGACGATTCATTCGACATGTTTCCAGGCGCTCGGTCTGTCTCGAAATAGAGTACTAGGTAGGCCCCATATCTGGGCGATCGGTCGGCTTCTCGGGATTCGGATTTCGGGGAATCTTGAGTCCGAAGCTGGGGATATTGCGCTCGCCGGGGACCGGATGTTGTTTCTCGAGAACCTTGCCCGATCGACGGGCCGATCGCTCCGTGAGACGTGGGAGGCGACCGTCGACCCCGTCCCGTGGTACGAACTTCTCCAGTTCAAAGAAACACTAGACAAATACAAAGAGGCACATTCGCTCGTCGACTTCGCTGATATGCTTTCGATATTCTCGGGGAAGGACGATCCCTTAGACGTCGACGTCGCGATCGTCGACGAAGCGCAGGACCTTACCGCCGCGCAATGGAAAGTCGTATTCGTTGCGTTCCGAAACGCGAAACGGATTTACTTCGCAGGCGACGACGACCAGGCGATCTATGAATGGTCGGGCGCGGACGTCGCACAGTTTCTTTCAATCGGCGTCGACGATCTACAAGTTCTTCCTGAGTCCCGCCGCGTCCCTCGATCCGTCGCGAAAATAGCGAACGAAATCGCATCTCGGATCGGGAAACGGTACGACAAGAAGTGGAAAGAACGCGACGCCGACGGCCGAGTTGAGCGCGTCGCGTCGCCGAGCCAAGTCGACCTAACAACTGGATCGTGGTACCTTCTCGCGCGGAACCGGTGCTTCTTATCCCCCCTGGAAGAAGAATGCGAATACCAGGGGGTACCATACTCTACACGGGACGGGTCTTCGGTGTCGGTCGAGGATATCCGAACGATCCGGTCTTACGAAGGACTCCGTAAAGGCGAGCACGTCGGGGGCGCGGACGCGGACAAGGTCGCGAAGGCCCTCGGACGGCCGATCAAGTCTGTCGACGATGCGAAGATGTACCGGATCGAAGACTTTACTCAGGAGCGTGCTCCGAGGATCTGGCACGAGGCGTTCGATGGGATGTCGGCGCGAAAGCGCGCGTACTACGTCGCGATCCTTAGGCGCGGGGAGCGGATCACGACGAGGCCGAGGATTCATGTCGATACGATCCATGGCGTTAAGGGAGGAGAAGCAGATAACGTACTTTTAACGGTCGATCAAACGGCTAGGACGGAAGAGGGATGTATCCGAAACCCCGACGCCGAGGCCCGTGTATTCTACGTCGGGGCGACGCGGGCGCGGGAAAACCTTTTCCTGATGTCTGCGCAATCGGATAGATACTATGGAATATAAAGATTCGTCGAGATCCGAAAAAGATGTTTACACTTGGCGACTATAGCCGTTACGATACGTCGGCGCGATCGGGAACCGGCCGGGGATTTCTTCGGCGGATTCCGGAATCGAGGAGGATGCGATGGATGAACCCGTTAAGCCAGTAGACATCGGCCCCGAACGTCGGACGCTTCGCGACGCGATCCTTAGGGTGCTCCCAAGAAAAGGCGAGGTCCGGATTGACGAAGTCGTCGCGACCGTGATGGAAGAAATCTCGACGAACTCGGACAAGGTCTGGGACGAGGTCCGGATTCTCGTCGCGCTCGGGTTTCTTAAGGCGGAGGAGAAGAACGTCGACGGGAAACGGTTCATGTACTCGTTGACCGAGAAAGGAAACGAGTCGCGCGTCGCGGCTCCCCCGTCGGAAAAGGTGACGTCGAATCGAGTCGAGAAGTTCGTTCATCACAAGGGAAAGGTTCCGTGTCCCGACTGCGATGGGAAAAACACCGCCGCTCGGGTTCCGACATCGACGTTTCCGTTGATTCAGTGTTACTGCTTTGATTGCAAAAAGATTTTCCCTGGAAAGTCGGATAGCCTTGGCGCACGGATCGCGGTTGCAGGGACCCGCGGCCCACACACGTTGGAGAAATCCGGCGAAGGAGATGAAATGGGAGACGAGAAGAAGGCGAACAGAAAGAAGTCTAAGGAAGCTGCGACGAAGTCGGTTCCGGCCGCGAAGAAAACCGCGGTGAAAGAGGGCGGGCCGTCGCGGTATCAGATGATCCGTGACTTCTTCAAGACGCGGAAGACCGGGACGCGGGAGGAACTTTGCAAGTTGACGGGTTGGGACGAGGCGAACGTCCACACGGCGATGTCGATTCTTCGGACGAAGAAGCGTTCGAAGGGCGACAAGTACCTCAACACGACGTGGGACAAGGAGTCCGGGAAGTACACCCGCGTCGACTAACGCGTCCGGATCGGGGGCCGGTCGAGTTGCGAAGGGCCGGCCCCCCGGATACTGAAGGAAGGAGAAACTATTGATCATAATCGAAGGCCCCGACGGGGCCGGGAAATCAACTATCGCGAAGATCCTCGCCGGTAAGCACGGGCTCGAGATTATCCACGCCGGAGGTCCGCCTAAGGACGCGGAGGACCTTCGTGGTCGGTTCGCGACGCAGTTCCGGGGGTACGGGAAAGTCCTTGACCGGGCGTCGTTCATCTCCGAACAAGTGTACGGATCGGTCGTCCGGAACGGACTTCTTGTCGAGCAATCAGAGATCGACGACACGGCCCGGCGGTTCGTTGAGAAAGGGTTCTTCGTCGTGTACTGCCGGCCGTCGGTCGATACGTTAATTGCTCACGCTCGTGAGAAGCTTGCGCGGCTGTCGTCCGAAAAAGGCTACAAACCAGACAATCACGTTCAAGTCGTGTCGGATAAGATCGTCCGAATCGCGATGAGATATGACGTCGTGATCGAGAACCTGAAGAGGAGAGGGATGACGGTTCTGGGTTATGTGCGGGATTAACGTCTATTTTGGGAAAGACAAATCCGTCATCGAAAGGATGGCCGCAAAGTTGGAGCACCGGGGGAAACGGACGACGACCGCGAGGTTCTTCCAACCGGGTCTCGTATACGTCTCGCACGCCCGGCTCCCGATTCAAGGGCTGAGCGAGACGTTCGACCAGCCGATGCGTCACGGTACGAAGAACCTGTATGGGTTGATGGTCGGGGAAGTGTTCAACTTCCGAAAGTATGACCCGGCGGCGAAGAACGACCTCGCCGTCGTCCTCGCGATGTGGGAGAAGTTTGGACCGAAATGTCTTGCCGGGTTCGACGGGTTCTGGTCGTTTGTATTCATTGACACGTCGAAGAAGACCGTTACGGTCGTGACCGATCCGCTCGCGAAGAAGCCGCTTTACTACCGAACGCTTCCGGCGCTTGCGATATCGTCCGAGATCGATCCTTTGCTCGAGGCCGGGCCGTCGACGTTGAACGAAACGTACCTCGGCGGGGTCGCGCGGTTCGGATATTGTTACGATCGGTCGACTCCCTGGAACGAGATCCATTCGATTGCGCCTGGATCGATCCTAGTCTACGATGAGTTCGGACGGCTTAAGGAATCGTACCAGTATGGACTTGGGTTATACCCAACTGGAACGGACCTTCGTGCGGCCGTCGAGGAGTCTGTCCGAAATCGAATGGTGTCGGATGTTCCGGTCGGGGTTCTTCTTTCCGGCGGACTCGACTCAACGATCGTTTTCGAGATGATGAAGAAGGTCCGGACCGACTTCAAAGTCTTTCATGTTGAGAACGACGAAGCCGACTTCCTAAAACATCTGGACTTTCGGTTCCCCGGAAGCGAAATCGAGATGATCGCGATCAACCGACCAGTCGAGATCGAAAAAGAAGTCGCGGTTCAAATCCACCAGTGCCCCGTCGATCTCGGCTCGGTGATGGCCCAAATCGACCTAGGAAAGGCCGTTCGAGAATCCGGGGTTGACGTCGTCCTTTCCGGGGACGGGGCCGACGAGTTGTTCGGAGGATACCGTCGCACGGCCGAGTATGACTCGCAAAAGTCCGACGTGTTTCACGAGTTGATCCACTACCACCTCCCCCGGCTTGACCGGACGATGATGTTCTCGATGGTCGAACTCCGGTGCCCGTTCCTCGCCCTTCCGATCGTGAACTACGCGCTCGCGCTCCCGTGGGAACGCAGGAAACACAAAGAAGTATTGAAGGAAGCGTTCGCGGACATCGTTCCACTTTCTATTCTACATCGTGAGAAGGTTCCCCTGAAGATCGAAGGGTCCAGGGGGGAGAAGAAGATCGAGTGGCGAATGGCGTGTATCGACGCCTTCAGAAAGGCCTACGCGACATGAACGTGAACGACGCGACCGCCCCCGAGCCGACAGGCGACCGGCTCGAGATGATTTTCGACCGGCAGCGGGAATTGTCGAAGAAGTACAGCGAGATCGAGGGAAAAGCCGGGATCGGTCGGGGGATTCTACCCGCGACGTTTCATATCGACGACCCGAAATGCCAATACTTCCTGAAAGATCTGGCCTGGCGAGTAACTGAGGAACTCGCCGAAGCGATTGAGTCGATGGCTGATCCCGTCCACTGTAAGGAGGAAGTCGCCGACGCCTGGCATTTTCTCGTCGAACTCGTGATCGAGATCGGACTCGGCCCGGCCGACGTTGTCGACGATAACCTCGGAAAAGATCGTCTCGATATCATTATTCCGGGGAAAAATACCGGGTTGGATAGCGAAACGGTCGTGATGTTTTCTGCGTGGAAGGTCGTCGAAACCCTCGGCCTCGCGATGAACTGCTTGAAGAATAAACCGTGGAAACAGTCGCACGTTTCAACCGACGTAGACAAGTTTGAGGATCTCGTCGTCCAGTCAGTCGGGCGACTTGGTCTTCTGTCTTGGACCGTCGGGATGTCTGCGGATGCCGTGTTCGAGTTGTACTTCAAGAAGTCCGAAGTCAATAGGTTCCGGCAACGGAGCGAGTACTAATGCCGAGGAAACCGCCGAGTATTGAGAAGTTGAAGGCGGTTGGGTTAACGTGCGGGATCGGTTCAATGTTAGTCGGAGCGCGGATGGGGGGTTTCGAGGTCCTCGGAAATATCGAGTGGCGGAAGTACTACCACAAGAAAGACAAGGACGGGAAGAATACGTTTCTTGAGAACTTCCCGGGGGCGTTCTTTGTCCATTCGATCGAGGAGGCCCCGGCGTTACCGACGATCGACGTTGCTTTCGGACACCCAGAGTGCGGGAACTTTTCGCAACTCGATGGAATGAATTCGAACCGTGGCGACGACCCCGGGGACATTCCTTTGTTCGTCGATCTCGTCGCGCGGGTGAAGCCGAGGTTTTTCGTGATGGACGATCTTCCGAAATCGTTCATCGCGTTCTCGATGGAGAAGTATGCGTCGCTTCTTCCGGAGTACGATCTGTTCCCTGAGTGGGTGTCGAACTTTCATTACGGAAACGTCCAACGGTTTCGAAAGCGGTTCTTCCTGATCGGGGCGCTGAAGAAGGAGAAGTTCGCGTTTCGGCCCGGGGAGTATGACAACAAGGAAACGGTCCAGACTCTTATCGGGGATCTCCCCGATCCCCAAAAGAAGGGGAGCCATTCGATTCCGAATCATGACCCTCACGTCCTCGATGGACGATGTGACCGAGCGATGCATTTTTCGAAACGCGGGGAGAAGGCGACGTGGCGCGAGGTCCAGAAGTTCTTTAAGGACGGCCGTCCCGGGACGGTCCTTCCGTACCAGACGGCAGACGGGTCCTACAAGAAACGGATCGGGACATACCGGAATCACTGGGACGGGCACGCGGCGGTCCTAACCGGGGGCGCTCCGGCGATCCACGGGGAGCGGTGCCTTCCGTATACGATCCGCGAGCGCGCGAGAATCCAGGGGTTCCCCGACGACTTCATCTTCTACGGGACGATCCTGAACGAGAAAGGCGAATGGAACCACACGAAAGATGCGACGATCGTAAAGCAGACGGGGAAAGCGATGCCCGTCCAGTTCAACGCGTACATCGCAAAACAGATCGCCGCTCATATCAACGGTGTGAAGTTCGAGTCGTCGGGACATCGATTTTTGCCGCCCGACCGATATGTCGACGACGCGAAACAGTGGTACTGCGAAAACGTCGGGTACTCGAATCAACCGAAAGCGTGCGAAGAGTGCACGATGCTATTTCGGTGCCACCTGCCGATGAGAGTCGAACCCGAGGACTTGACGCGTTGGGATAACGCGATCGATCCGACGTACAAACCGCCTAAGCCGAAGAAAGAACGGAGGCCGAAGGTCGAACGCGCCGCGGTGTCCGTCGCGGAGTTCCAGTCGATTCCTAAGCGCGGCCGGGGACGACCGAGAAAGGTCCCCCTGGAGACTCCGCCAGTTCCGGCTGAACCGAAGAAACCACAACCGAAGCCGAGAGATGTGAAACCCGCGCCGATCGTTCCGTCGGTCCCGTCGGTCCCGTCGGTCCCGTCGGGAAAGGTGTTGTCGAACTTTTAAGGGAGGGAGCGGATGGACAAGAACGAGATCGAACCGGTCCAGTTATTGAACGCCGGACCGAATATGCCGACGGACTACGTCGGCGTTAGCAAATACTCGAAGCCGTTTCTCGGGGAGCTGATTCGTCCTGACGGACGGAACTACTCCCGGCTCGAGAGGAAATCGTTTTACGATCCGATCGAAAAGAAGCATCCGGCGAAGACGCCGCTCCATGTCGCTCGGTGGGCGATCCAGACGTTTACGAAAAAGAACGACTGGGTCCTCGATCCGATGGTCGGGGCGGGAACGACTCCCGTCGAGGCGCTCCGGATGGGCCGGAACGCGGCGGGGTGTGAGATCGAGTTCTTCGACGTCGTCGAAGCGAACCTCGCCCGCGCCGCCGCGGTCTCGAATGGCGCGAAGTTCCGGGTCGTTCACCGAGACGCCCGAGAGATCGAGTCGGTGATCGCGGATCTTCCTCGGTTCTCGCTCGTCGTCAACAACCCGCCGTACTCAGGGGACGTCCGAGAGAGCTTCTTCGGATATGCCGAAAAAGATATGAAGAAACAACCGAAGGAGATGAGGTACGACAAACGGTATGCGAACCTCGGCCTCCTTCGGGAGAACGACGCGTACTGGGCCGCGATCCGAGACATTTACCAGAAGTGCATCGCCCGGATGAAGAAGAACGGCCGGTTCGTCGTCTCTGTCAAGGATATGATGCGTAAGGGCGAGCCGTTTCTTCTTCACGTGAAGATCGGGGATCTCCTAACCGAACTCGGGCTTACGCACGAGGGAACGGCGATCTTGAGACATTACCCAACGACGATGTTCCTCAACACGTACGAGAAGAAGACGGGGAAGAAGCCGCCGCTGTACCAGACGATCCTCGTGTTCCGGAAGGACAAGGCGACGCGATGAGGATCTACCAGAACCCCGTCGAGATGGTGAAGGAGGTCGAGCGGGACCTGTTTGAAATGGGTGTCCGGTACCACACCGAGACCGTGCAAGACAAATTCGTTGGGGACGATCCCGGGTACCGAGCGATCGAACTGACAGGTTACGCTTACTCCTTGACGGCCTCGTTTGATAACGTCCGGCTTGAGCAGATGATGAAGTATCTGAACGGGAACGTTGAATGGGCAAAACGGGAAGAGGTCGAACGGCTCCTTGGAACTCGGGAAAACGCTGGTCCCCGGGGACCATTGAATCCTGGGGAATCCTGGAAACTCGACTCAGGGAAATGGGGAAAGTTTATTCGGGACGGGAAGTTCTCTTACTCGTACGGAGAGAGATGGCAAGCGCAACTTCCGTACGTCATCGACGAGTTGAAACGTCGTCCGACGACCCGGCAAGCGATTATGACGATGTACGACGTCCACCAAGACATGATGAACTGGGGCGGGCGCGACCGGGTGCCGTGCTCGATATCGTACCAATTCGTCCTCCGGAACGGGAACCTGACATTGATCTACAACCAAAGGTCGTGCGATTTCATGAAGTTCTTCGCATCGGATGTTTACCTGACGACTCGGCTTCTTCAACACGTCGCATCGGAAATCAATGCGACGCCGTCGCGGTTCGTCCATTTCATCGGATCGCTTCACGCGTTCGCGAAGGACCTCGAAGGGAGGAACATATTTTGAATCGGTCGACGCGGAAGGAATATTACTTTTCGATCGTCCGGGCGGTGATGGATCGGTCGACGTGTAACCGAGGGAAAAAAGGTGCGATACTCGTCCGCGACGGACGAGTCCTTGCGACTGGATTCTCGGGGTCCCCGTCGAAGGCGCCTCATTGCGACGACGTCGGACACGAAATAGAACAACGAGCAACTATCTCCGATCAGATCGTGTATAAAGAAACTGCTCACTGTGTCCGGACCGTCCACGCCGAAGCGAACGCGGTCGCGCAATCCGCGCGGCACGGTCCGCCAATCGACGGGGCCGAAGTGTACTGCACCGCGTTCCCGTGCTACGACTGCGCGAAGCTTCTCGTTAACGTTGGGATCGTCGCCGTCCACGCGGAGATCGACTATCAAAAGTCGAAGAGGTCGAAGGAGTTGTTCACATCGCTTGGTATCCCCTGGACGATCGAGGATGAATCAAAAGAAGGCGATGATCGTTGAAGAAGGTCGATAACCTGTTTCCCGATTTATCGTCTGCAAAATTAATCGCGGTGGACATCGAGACGCGAGACGACGACCTCGTAGCGAAAGGTCCGGGGACGTATCGCGATGGGTATATCGCAGGCGTCGCGGTAGCGACCGACGACGGGTTCTCAAACTACTACCCGATCCGACACGAGGACGGCGAGAACCTCGACCCGAAAAAAGTCCTCAAGTGGCTCGGCCGTGAACTCGGTCGGAAGTCGCAGCGGAAAGTCGGCGCGAACCTTCTCTACGATTTTGACTACCTCGAGAAGGCCGGAGTGAAAATCGTTGGCCCGTGGGCGGATGTACAGATCGCTGAACCTTTGGTGAACGAAAATCTTCAGGGGTTCTACAACCTCGGGGATATCTCGGTTCGGTACCTCGAGGGCGAGTCGAAGGCCGAGGATGAGATAACGCAAGAATGCGCGCGGCGGGGATACAAGGGCGATCCGAAGAAACACCTCTGGCGACTCCCTGGGTCCGTCGTCGCGAAGTACGCGATCCAGGACGTTCTTCTTCCGTTAAAGATTCTTCCTCTTCAGGAGAAGTTGCTCGCGGCGGAGGGGATGACCGAACTATTCGACCTTGAGTCGCGTCTACTTCCTCTCGTTCTTCGGATGAGGCAGAACGGGGTGCGGATCGATACGAAGAAACTTGACGACTCGATCGTCGCGTTTCGGAAGAAACTCGTCGAGACGAAGGCCGGGCTCGACGCAATCGCGGGGAAAAACATCTCCGTATGGAACGCGCGGGAGCTCGGGGGGATGTTCGATTCTTTGGGTATACCGTACCCACGCACCCCGAAAACCGATGCCCCGTCGTTCACGAAGCCGTGGCTCGAGACGGTAAATCATTCCGTTGCGAAGATGATCCTTGAGTGTCGCGGAACCGATAAGTTCATCTCGACGTTTCTTGTCGGGCAGATGCAGGAGCAACTCGTCGACGGAAGAATCCACGGGTCGTTTAACCCGATGAAGTCCGACGAGTATGGGACCGTTACGGGACGGTTCTCGTCGTCCCATCCAAACCTTCAGTTCATCCCGGCACGCGATGCGGTCCTTGGCCCTTTGTGCCGATCGATCTTTATCCCAGAAGAGGGATGCGACTGGGGGAAGGCCGATTACAACCAGGCAGAATTTAGGATTTTTTCTCATTATGCTTTGGGAGAAGGCGCGGCCGAGTTCCGGTCGGAGTATCAGAAGAACCCGAAGATCGACTTTCATCAGCAGTGCGCGGACCGTGCGGGACTTGTCGGAAAAGCAGGCCGGCAGAAAGCGAAGACGATTAACTTCGGGGTGATCTACGGGATGGGAACGAAGAAAACCGCAGCGCAACTGAAGCTCCCGGTCGATGAGGCCCAAGGGTTCCTCGACAAATACTACGCCGCGTTCCCATTCGCCCGGAACACGCTACGGGTCGCGTCGGACCGAGCTAACGAGCGCGGATGGGTAAAGACGATCCTAGGACGGCGTCGGAGGTTCGAAGAATGGGAGCCTTCCGATTGGGACCTGTCCCGGGCGTTCGGGGGACCGTTTCCGACCCGCGACGGGGCGTTATCGGCCGTCAGAACGGCCCAGGAACGCGCCCGCGCGGACGGGGAACGGCCCCCCCGGTCCGGCGTTCGCCGGACCGGAACCCATAAAGCTCTTAACTTTGTGATCCAGGGGACCGCGGCGGACTTGATGAAGAAGTCGATGGTCGACATTTTCGAGGCCGGGGTGTTCGATGTCATCATTCCACATATCACGGTCCATGACGATTTAGGGTCGTCCGTCCCGCGGACAAGGGCCGGGAAAGAAGCATGGGCCGAGTCCGTTCGGATTATGGAGACGTCGATCCCGTTCTCGGTGCCGATTCTCGTCGATGCGAAACTCCAGAAGAACTGGGGGGAAGAATGAAAGAGTCTACTCTTTGGCTTTACTTGAAAACCGGAATGGGAACGAAGTGGTCCGCGTGCCGGCATGAGGACGCGGTAACGCTCGGCGTCCCCGATATCTCGTTTGGACTCCCTGGTTCCAGGGGAACCGGATGGATCGAGCTGAAGATCCTAGTGAAACTCCCTGAGAAAGGCGTCGTTCAGATCACGAAGTACGTTCCGCACCAGCGCCGATGGATACAAGACCGGGGCCGGACGTGCGGGAATGTCTGGCTTCTTCTACAAGCGGGGGACTACTACCTGTTGTTCGATTGGCGGGGGGCGGTCGATCTCGTAGGAAGGGTTGACGCGGAGACGTTAATGTCGAACGCCATTATCTGGCATAAAAGGATTAACTTTGGAGAGTTCGCCGACGTTCTTGCTAACGGGGTTTCTCCCCTGGCCCCGAGACGATAACTGAGGTTTACAAAAGGGGTCTCGTCGGTTATAATCCGGGGGGTCGATCGGCCGCGACGCGGGAATTCTCTCGAACGTGGGCCGGGTCGCGTGGAGGATAAATCATGAAGCACGGGAGGTTAATCGAGGAGTTGATCGATTTCGCGGCATCGGTCGCGGCGTCGAAGAAGGACTACGTCGCCCCGGCGTCGAAGTTCCGGGTCGAGTCGACGGGCGACGTTGCGGGAGTTATGGCGTCAGTCGGGAATGGGCCGCTCCGAATCCGGAAGATCGCGCACGATCAAATCGCGGCGTTCGCCGATATTCCGAAAGGGTACTACGACCGGATGTTTCACAACGATCCGACGCTCCTCGCGACGAACGTCAACGCTTGGCTCGGTCGGTCGACGGCGAAGCGTTTGGTGAGAACGCTCGACGGGGACGTTCGGGCGTTTCTTTCGGACCGTTACCGGCCGCTCGATAATCTCGACCTTCTCGATGGGGTCGTTCCGGTTCTTCGCGAACACGTCGACTACACGGTCGAATCGTGCGAAGCGACCGAAACGCGGCTTTACCTTCAAGCCGTCCGGCGGAACTTGTCCGCCGAGATTCGTCCGGGGGATATCGTATCCGCGGGCGTCGTCGTTTCGAACTCTGAAGTCGGGCACGGGGCGCTTCGCGTCGAACCGCTCGTGTTCCGATTGATCTGTTCGAACGGGGCGATCGTTCGGGACTTGGGCGCGAAGAAGTACCACGTCGGCCGGGGGACCAGCGGCGACGACGGAGCACCGGTCGAATGGCTCCGCGACGAAACCCGCGCCGCGGAGGACAAGGCATTCTTAATGAAGGTTCAGGACGTCGTTCGCGGGGCGATCGGCGAGGCAGGTTTCAAGGTCGTCGTCGACCGGCTTCGGACGGCGGCGGGCCGGGAGATCCCCGGGGACGTCGTCGCCGTGACCGAGATCGTCGCGGCGCGGTCTGGATTGTCCGAAGATGAACGGGGGCAAGTGTTGAAGAACCTCCTGAAGTCGTCGGACCCGACGCAATACGGCCTCGCAAACGCGGTTACGGCAATCGCGAACGACACCGAAGACTACGATCGGGTGATCGAACTCGAGCGGGCCGGGGGATGGCTCGCGACGATGCCCGCGAACGAGTGGCAGAACCTTGTTGCGGTGAACTAAACGAACTTGGAGGAACGGGAAAGTACCCAATGGATTTACCCTGACTCCCCCGTTCCAGGGGTTGGGAATTTGTAGATCGGAGGTTTGATGCCGAAAGATCAAGACCCAAAAACCGATTTGAGAATTGCCCTTGAAAGGATCGATCGGGCCGAAATAACTGAAGTCGAGGAGTGGGATCGGTACGATGTCGCAATCCTCGAGATGTCGGCGATTTCATCGACGGTGAAGGACGTCCCGAAATGGTTTTGGGACCGGCTTGCCAACCGAGAGGAAACTCAATCCCGGATCGTTGACGCGTTTGTCGAACAAATCGAAGCATCGATTACGGCCCGTGTCCTTGCGGCGATCGTCGCGACGGAAATCAAGAAGGAGAGACCTAGTGGCAAGTGACGGACCGAGCGAATGCCGCGACTGTGGAGAACCGGCGTATTGGTTTAAGACGTTCGCGGGGAAGTCGATCCTTGTTGACCCAAATGAGGACGGGGACCGGCCCGACGGGGTGATTTACGACCGGCAAACGATGACATGCCATTTCGATACGTGCCAGGAACGGAAGCCCCGTCCGCCGACGGACGATCGGCCAGTCCAGGGGAGAGATGATCCGAAGGAACTCGCGGAGAAAAGGAAGACATACTCCGGAATGGAGCATCTCGAAGGAAAAGGCCGACCGATTGATAAACCGAAGGTATAAAAAACGGCCGGGGCGAATCGGAAGCCCCGGCCGTTGATCTATGCATGGCTAAGCGCCGCCCGCGCTTTTCGGACGTGCGCGCTGATTGCGACTTGCGAGACGCCGGCCTTGACCGCGACCTCGCGCTCCAGGTATCCGGCGACGACTTGAGCGAGCGCGGATCGTTGCTTTACCGTGAGGCGCGACGCGCGCCGGTTGACAAGCGCGAGCGCGGCAGTCTCCTCGCTCGAATCGACTGAGACATAAGCCAGAACGTCCACCGGGAGGCGTTTCAGGCTTCCACCGCGCAAACACGCCCGCTCGTGCCGCACCGCGCAGGAGATCGCGAGCCGCGCCCGCGCGACGAGGTGGTAGTCGAGTTTCGCGCCACGTGCAGCGCACCACGAGAGCGCAGCCGAGTGGGCCGCGATCAACCCGTCTTGCTCTAGATCAGCTGCGTCGAGCGCTGGCGGTAGACCGATCCTAGCCCGCCACGTGGCCGTGCGTCGGATTCGCGACGCTACACGGAGGACCGCCGCCCATGCGTCCGCGTCAGACACGGGGCCTCGCAACCAGTCCAAACCCATAAAGAAATCCAGCGGTTGCTAGCACGCGCCACGATCCGAAAGGATCGCCGAAGAGTGTTTTTATGGATGCGATGTCACTGATGACACGCACAACGGCAATGGCGGATAGCACGACCATCATGCACCCGATGAATTGAACGAGTTCTCGCGGCCGATTGCAATGTACGATTATCAGTTTACTCATGCCGCCAGAACCTCTGCTCCCACCATCGCAGGAACCGCTCTATCGGCGAGAGATGGTGCCCCGCGCCGGTGGGGTGGAGTCTTTTCCCCGCAGGGTATCCACGACCGTGCATGGGAAGCCAAGCGCGTCTTTTAGGAAGTTTCCTTCCGTGTCGCGCCAATATGTCCACACGGGAGCGCCAGCCTCGGGCCAAGTAGCGGGCGGAGCGAAGAGCACGGTTGCGCCAGGTGCGCCGGCGAGCGTAGCCAGCGGGGTTGCGCTCGACGGAGACGCCATGATGACGGCCAGAATCGTTGTCTCTGTCGTCGTTAGCAGCGACGGCGCGGCGCACGTTCCACGGTTGTCCTGCGTCGGCATCACGATGATGAGCGTGTCCGGGTTGGCTGCGTGCACCTTCCGTGGACAGGAGACCGCGAACGACACCAGAACGACGACGAGGACAGCCGACACGAACAAGATGATGTTTCGGAGCGTTCGGTCCATCTTGCCTCCTTTACGGCGTGACGCCGCTTCCGCCAATGAACCCGATTTGAACTCGATCAAGCTTCCCGCTCGCCCGGAGCGCGCGGACCGCGTCGAGCTTCTCCTGCGTGTCGCACCACGCGATCGACAGCGGGGACCGATTCCCGATTAGGTGCGCGACCTGGTACGCTAGCGGTGAGTACCCGTCCTCGAGCGAGATTCCGTTGACCGCCTCGTCGACGCGTCCCGTTCCGCAATTCGAGACGACGATCGCGTCCGGCCACTCAGCGCGGATCGCCGCCGAGATTCCGCCATTCGCGCGCTCATACTCGTAGGCCCGCTGGAGCGCGTCTGAGGTCGAGAAGCCTGCCTCGGCGTACTTCCGAATGATCCAGACCGGCGTCGCCTGGAAGTGGTTGTCGATGTAGACGCCGTCGTAGAGGAGCGGCTTGAAGTGCAGGGCCGCCCACGTCGCCCAGAATCGGTCGGTGCTGAAGGTCGCGATGTAGTGATTCAGTGGCGCTGGCGTCGTGAAGATTTTGATGTGCGACCCGTCTGGCGCATGGAGGTTCCACCAGTCCGGCCATAGCGCCTCCATGTCGCGGACATACTGCGACGCGGCCGGCTGGCCGTTTCGCCAGAACGGAACGTCCATCGCGTTGATGTACGCGAGGAGCCGATGGCCAGGGAGCGCGGCATGGAGTTGGCGGAACCGCGTCTCCCCGATCGCCGGGTTGACGATCAACGTCGAGTACTTGGCAAACCTCAACGGTAAGATCGGCGGCTTGAAGTCCGACTCCTGCACGACGAAGTACGCGCGCTTCTCAGGGAGGAGCTGACGGACGATCGATGCGAGACTCATGCGACCCCCTTGTTCTGTCCGGGCGGTTTCGTGCCCATCGTCTTCTCCACGGTCCGCATCGCCCCGAGCCCGAGGATGCCGATCAGGACCGGGATGAGCAGATCCTTGTCGACGTTCGGTGGCGCGGGCACGTCGAGCTTCAGCCATCCGACCGCCTTCATCCACTGCCACGCCCAACTAAGGAGGCTGAATCCGATGACGGCGTAGGCGAACCCAAAGCCGCATACCCATCCGATGAACGGACGCCAACGGCGCGTAAAGTTGTCCTCGCTCGCCGCTTCGATCTTGTTCACGTCGACCTGGCCCATCGCCATCTCCAGGTCGAGCTTCGCCGCTTCGAGCCCGAGCTTCTGGACCTCAAGCTCGGCTTTCGCGCGTTCCTCGCCGGAGAACTGCCGGTCGTCGAGGATGTCCGCGCCCTTGCCGATGATCGTCTCGATGAGTCCGCCGATGATGGGTAGGCCCATCACGCCACCACCTTCAGCGCGCGGTTTACCCATCCGAGGATGAACGCTCGCTGCGTCTTGTCCCGGTTCGCGATCGCCGCATACCGAGCGACCTTCGCCACGAAGTACCGGAGCGCGAAGTATCCCTCTGCGGTCACGATGACGTTCTTGAGGTCGTCGAGTTCCGCGATCGTCTTCGGCCCGACAGCGCCGTCCGGCGTCGCGCCAACAATAAGCTGCGCGAGCTTCATAGCAACTACCGGGCCGGCGTTGACCGCGAAGTCATAGACCTGCTCGGCGATCGCCTGCGAGTTGATCTCGTCGCCCTTGATCTTGTTCCAGAACTCCGCGCGGTAGAACTCGCGGACGAGCTGCGTCAACGCCGGATCTGCGGTGATTCCGTGATCGATGAACTGCGCCCAGCCTGGCCAATTCGGCCAGAAGCGCCGCGAGATCCCGGCGAAGGTTTGAAGGCCGCGATCACCGGGCGTTTTCGTGAGCGCCCAACTCTCGTTCTTCATCGTCTTCTGAAAGGCTGGCTCGAAGTCGGCCATCAGTGGACCAACGGCAGGCTCGGCATGAGACCGAAGATTTGCAGTACCCAACGGATGAGCGGCATGGTCCAACCCTCCTTTACGGATTCCAGCTTACACGAAGCGTCGCAGAGCAGCCCCAATGCTCCGACTCGGCGACGCGCACGCGCTCGACCGGGACGACCGACAAAGCGATCGGCCCGCGCGTCACCATGCCACCGAGTCCGACCGTCCACACCGCACGCTCGCGGGCCTCCCATCCGTCTGCAACCACGCTCTGAATGAAGAGCCCTCTGAACGCAAGCCCGAGTACCAAAAGCCCAGCGTATCGTTTCATTGTCCCCTCAGTCCGTCCAGCTTGCCGTTGATCTCGCGGATGTCGGCCCGCGTGTCCGCCAGGTCTTCCTTGATCCCATCTTGGGCGGCCTGAATCTTCGCCAGGTCGATCTTCACCTGCTGCACACTCTCCTGCGCGGTCCGCACGACTGCGACCTGGTCCATGATGTT